CGTTTCCCATTGCTGATAATCTTCATGGTTCGCTTATTCCAAATGGCTCACTAAAACCATAAGGCTCGCTGCACTCTCTTGGTTCTCTTGCCGCCCGTGGCTCGCTGCGCTCTGTTGGTTCTATGCTTCGAGATGGCTCGCTGTCCTTAGCTGGTCCTCTCGGACTTCGTGGCTCGCTATTCGTTAGCGGTTCTCTTTTCTCTCATGGCTCGCTCATTCATCATCACAACGACACGTCATGCGGTGGCACATACAGATTGTGCGCATGATTCAGGTGCGCAATCGGATAAGGCAGCGGCGGGGCCTTCTTGTAATGATGCCTATACCATACCTCATGCAGGTGCGCCAGGAACAGCTTTGTTGCATATCGCGCCGCACGGCGGTCAATGTGTCCCGGAGGGAGCTTGCCTGCACTATAGAATTCATAGGCTTTCGTGTCCTTCCTGATTTTCATCCTTTTCACGACATCCGCAGCCGTTTCCGCATAGTCTCCGTTCTCACTTTTCCTCGTCTCGTACTCCTTCCGCTTGTCGTAGATAATCCGATAGTAGTTGCGCGCATCTCCCGGCGACAGCTTCTTGAAACACTCGCCGGTGATCCAGGCAAGCCGTTTGAGACTCGGGTTCCACGACACCTTTTGCCCGGCAACACGCCGATCCCTGCCCGGAACAAGTCCGCAAACAGCCCAGAAATGACCGGCCGTTGGCGCTCGCGTAATGTCCAGGTTCGCCAGATAGCCTGCCGAAATGACGGGTCCGATGCCGCGCACGCTGCGCATCCACATCCCTATGGGATGGACGGCCGAATAGCGATCGAGAGCGACCCTGACCTGATTTTCAATTGTCTCAGACTGTTCCTTCAGCCATGTGAGGACCGAATTCGGTTCCCCATCCTTGTTGAGTGCATCGGCACGGCTCGCGGCGCGACGCCGGTCTTCCTGCATCTGGTAGTAAGCATCGACGAGGAACCGGGCCTCCTTGGTGCTGAGCTTGACCGACGCTTCGCGAATGTCACGCTTCATCCGCTCGATGGATACGAGGATTTCATCCGCCATTGGTTTTTCTCCTTTCAGTCATAGTCCTAATCATTCGGGCAAAGCCAACGAGCGCATATCCGCCAAGGACGCCTGCGGCCCATACTCCGAGCAAGATCAGAAAATCTGTCATGGTTCATTCTCCGCTTCTGCCATGAGTTCATTCGGGTTTATATTTGTTTCCTTCTCGATTACATCCTCCACGCGGTTGATGATCTCTGTGAATTCAGCGTACCCAGCATTGTCATAGGCGATGCTTTTGGCCGTGCATACATAGACCATCGGCCCATCGTGCCAAGACCAACAATAAATGCCGCCGAGTTGTTTCGCGAGCACGGGAATCAGAGCGGCCATTTCTCTCGCCGCCGATCCGGCATGATGCTCATGGATGACGCGATGCTTGGCCTTGATAAGGAGCCATTTCCGCAGGTGTTCGCTGTTGTCCGGCTGGAACGGATGCGTTTCCGGCCAGTGGTGATAGACGACACTGATGAGCTTGAAGAACCGGCGATGCTGCGGCGTCGAACGAAACCTTGCCCGGACGCCCGTGACGGTCGCAACGATCTCGTCAATTGCGTCATAGAGCGATCCGCCCTGATCGAGAACGCGCATCGCGACCTTGTGCGCCTTCCGCGCAAGCTCATTCGGGGATGAGGCGGCTTTGCAGCGCCCATCTCTTTGCCCGCCGACGATCAATCCAGTCCCATCGTCTGCAATTTCCGTCTTGCCAGCCAACATATCGCGTTCCTCTCGTTCCCTTTCGCCCGCCGTAGATCACCATTCGGCGTGCCGCGTCGAACCTCACTCATCGCGCACCTTCAACATCGCATCCGCCAGCGCATAGGCATATTGCGCGCGATCCTTGAGATGCGCCTGCTCCACGCGCCATTCCACCTTGTAGTCGGTCAGCCCGATCAGGGCCTGCCCGGCCAGCCAATCTCTCAGCGTCATTCCTGGGAAGGAGAAGGTTCGTCCTTCGTCCTGAAGGATTGCTGGAAAGGCCGGACCGCCATCGGTGTAATCGGGGCGGACAGGACTATTCTCCGCAACTGGTTGCGGTTGATCCTGCTTCGCCTGTCTGCGTTTAAAAAATTCCATATGTCCTCCCATCCGTACCCTTGCCTGATCAGATCATAGACGAAATCACAATCTGTCTGATCCGACATGCTCGGAAGCCGCCTGATTGGCTGATTGGTGGTGAATGTCCTACGTTTCATTCAGCCGAATTGGTTCGATCCACGATCTCGCCCTTGATGCCAAGGTGAGACAGCCTCTCGATGAGCCGCGTTTGGGCATTGCGAAGCCGCGTCGCAGCATTCTCCTGCTTCTGGATGATGCGGTGCATTTCCGCTTCGCACGTCACCAATTCGTTGGTCGCCTCACGAATTTCCTTCTCGATGACATCCCAGCTAATCGGCATGGCGACGACGGTGCCATCTCCATCATCGGTCCTGATGCGATTGACGCGCGTGAACAGGCTCCGAAGCTCGCCAGCATTCCACTTGTTCTCAGTCATCAAACTACCTTGTGTTCGTCATATTCGACACAATACGGCGGCACCATGCGCTGTTCGCGATAGATGCGGTTGGCGATTTTCGTCATGGCCTCGACAAGATCGGCGGCAAACGGCGACTTCATCACGTACTCGAAGAAGTCAAACAATGCCGAGGCGCGCTCGTCGCGCGTGCCGCCAGACGGGAACCTGAGCCGCACGCGCCGAGCCGTCCGGACATGAACCGCTGGAGCGTCCTCGACCTTGACGCCAGCCGTTTCGCCAGCGACACGCTCGGCGGTCTCCGCCACAGCCTTGCTGGCCCGATAGGCCGCCTCGGCGCGTGCGCGCAGTTCCTCCCGCTCGGCGGGCGAAAGATCGGTCGCCTCGCCCGCGCGCTCGAAGCCCCGCGCGGCTTCTTCCCGCAAGCGCTCGGCCTCGGCGCGCAACCGCTGCTCCTCGGCGTCCTTGGCCGCCTTCCGGCGCAGCAATTCTTTCTGCATCAGCTTGCCAAGCCTGCCGGAATCAGTATCCGCCACGGCGATCAAAGGTGTCCAGAACGCCTGGATTTCCTTAATCGCCTCGTCATGCGGGCGCTTCTCGTCCTTTCGCGCCTCATCGGCCGCCTTGCGCAGGGCTTCCATTCGCCGCTTTAAATCAGCCCCTTCCAGAAGGGTCTCGTCGATCATTCCCGTTTCCAGCATTACCTCCATCAGCCTACGGATGTCGCTGGAGAGGGACTTGATCTTCTCGCTGATTTGGTCGCGAAGTATCTCGTATTCCGCTGGCGGATCGTTGTGGCCGATGTTCGGTGGGAAGGTCAGGTCTCGTTCGGCAGTCACTGGCTTCATCCTCCTTCAGGGGATCAGAACGGGATTTCGTCGTCGATCACCTTGTCGAAGACCGCGCTTGGCTTCTGCTCGACTGGCGCGCTGCGAGGCGTGGCAGGCCGAGGCCGTGAGGCGAGCGGAGCCTGGACTTCCTCCGACACGGACGGATCAAGATGAACGCGGATGGCCGTCACGATGCGCCCCTGAAACTCCACGCGGGCCGGATAGAGCGTGATCTTCTTGCCGTGCCAATTATCAGTCTCCGCGCCGTACATCTCAGCAATGATCGAGGCGTTCGTCTTATTCAGCACGAGGCCTCTATCCTTACCCACAAAATAAAGCACAGGCTTGTGGTCACCGCCAACGTCCTCCATCTGGACGCGGTCCATTGCGACCGCGACGCGCTTGCCTTGCAGGTCATCCGCCTTGAGGTATGTGGACGGGAAGGCCGAGTTGATGTTCATGCTATCTATCTCCTATCGTTGCATGTCGTAGCCGAGGTCGGTCAAGTCGCGCATGACTTCCTTCGCACGCTTGAGCATCGGCAGCGATGTATAAGGCGTCCGGGAGGCCCGGACGATGGCGGCAAGCGAAGCATATGCTTCGTCCGCGTTGTCTTGTATCCATTCCCTGAGCTTGCGATGCTCCTCTGCCGCAGTTATTTCCGATTTGGTCATGTTCCACCTTTAGGATCAGGCGGGGCCGGTGACCCTAAGCCCCCTGGCCCGGCCCCGCCGACTTCTACGCGGCATTTCCATCCCCGCGCCGCGCAGAAATCCTAGGATTGTTCCGATACTTGACGGTTTTCAAAATCCGCCTGATCCGCAGACAGAGAGGCGTAGTAATCCTCCAGCGCCTCCTCGATCTTGACTGCATACTTGCGCCGCAAGGCGTGTAGCAAGGGCGAGTAGATGTATGAGGTCACGGGAAGATTTACTAGCTTGCGAATATAGGGACGATCTTTGTCGCCAGTTCGCTTGAAGCCGTCAAGCGAGATGGACAAAATGTCCCCGTACTTGTTGATTTCGAAGCTCCCGGCGAATGCGCCGAACTCATAGTCGGTGCATTCCTTTGATGGCAAGTCCGGCAAGGCAAGGAACAAGCCAACGTCGTCGAATTCGATGTCAATCACCGGCCACCCTCCTGATTGCAACATGTCGCCGGACGATGCCGGGGTGTTAAGGAGGAGGTGAACAAGCACCGCCCGGCGACACGGCTATAGATGATATAAAAAATTTATGCGCGTCAACCGTCTCGTTCGAATTTTTCCGCTTCATTCTGCTATGCCGTTGAAATCCTTGCAAACAAAATAACTCGCGCCGCCGACAAGCTGTTGATAACCTCACGTCCAGCCGCTGGTGCGCCCCATTGATCCGGCGGCGCGCATTGACACACTCAAAAATTTCTACCATCTTCGAGCTACCATGACGACACGTGACAGACTTCTCAAGGAAATCGAGTCCTTCCTGCGCCAGACGGGCTACAGTGCAACCCGATTCGGCAAGGAGGCTTGCAACGACGGTACAATCGTGCTGCGGCTCCGCAACGGAGCCGGATGCACGGTGCGGCGGATGGATCAGTTGTATGCATTTATGGACGCCAACCGGCCGCGCAGAGTGAAACACAAGAAAGGTCGGCGCGGGCACGCATCGGCCCGCATCTGACCATCCGAGTTGCGTTCAGTCAGCCTGTCCCGGCTCCTCTGGGGCGAGCCGCCGCGTCCTCGTTTGACTCTCCGCAAGGGGATGGATCGACAGCGCCGATCTGGTGGGGGCAGGCCAATCGGTCATCCAGGCAATCGGCGCATCGGCGGCATTCCATCAACGCGCGTCATCGGGGGAATCATGACGCAAACAACGATCTGGAAGGACGAGCACGTCGAACGGCTCACCGCCCTGTGGAAATTCGGTGGATGGCCAGCATCCGTCATCGCAATGATGATGAATGAGGAGTTTGGCCTTCGGCTCACGCGCAATGCGGTGCTCGGCAAGGCGCATCGGCTGGGACTACTCGGGCAAGACCGGCCGATGAAGGCCGAGATGGTCAAGGCGCGATATTCACGCATTGTGCCAGCGGTGAAGAAGAAGGCGAAGGCCGTCAAGGTCGTGCCAATAGCGCCAATAGCGCCAATAGCTCCGCCGCCTCCGACGCCAGCGGATGACCGGGTGCGGGTGACGCTTGCCGATCTCGAACAGCATCACTGCCGGTGGCCTGTGGGGGACCCGAAGGAGGCCGGATTCGGGTTTTGCGGGCTCAGCCGGGTTCTCGGCGCGCCGTATTGCGCCGATCATATGCGGCGGGCAACAGAACCGCCGAGGGTGAAGGCCGGCCCGGTCAGATACGTGAGAGGCGGGACGAAACGGGCTGGTCTAGTAACGGTAATCAACCCGCAAACCCTTGAAGAGACATAAGAATTGCGCCCCGCTCCGGGGCTCAGAGCGGGGCGCTGCATATGTCATACGCGAAACTTACGCCTGACTGACGAGCATGCAATCGCAGGCGATTGGGGCATAAGAATGGTGGGGACAAGACATAGAAGCTGGGTTCGTCTGTATCGCGAATCACTGCATGATCCGCGCGTTGTCTCGCTGACGGACCGGCAGTTTCGGGCGTGGCACAATATCCTGCTGATTGCCAACGATGACGGCATCCTGCCGATCACGCAGATTATCGCCATGCATCTCAAGTGCTCGGAGTCGGATGCCGAGCGGCTTGTAGCGGAACTGGTCGAAGCGCGACTGGTTAATCCGATTGAGGGTACAGGCGCTTTCAGGAGGTTCCGTCTGCATGACTGGCCAAGGTGGGATTCTCGCTTCACGGTTCCGCTTGGAACGCGCGCGAGGCGAGTGGTGCGTGCGTGAAACTGTTCAGTAAAATCAACAACTTACTCCAGCGAGGAGGTTTCCATGGAGTGGTTTAAACACTGGCACGGCATGATCAACGATCCGAAGCTGATCTATGTCGCCAAAACAGCGCGTCGGCCGATGTGCGAGGTCGTCGCGGTCTACATGGCCATGATGGAGAATGCCAGCGCCAACGAGGAGGAACGGGGCACGCTCAAGGGCTGGGATCACGAGGTCATGGGCTGCGTACTCGAAATCGATCCGGCGGCGGTCAAAGAAATCTACGTGGCGATGCAAGGCAAGTTGCTCGCTGGCAACAGGGTCTCCGATTGGGAGACCCAACAGCCTGCTCAGAAGGATACTCCTGTTGCGCGCGTCACCAAGCGTCGCAGCCGGAAGCGGGCAGAAGCTAATAGACGTATCGTCAACAAACTCATTGAACTTGGCGACAAGATTGATTGGCATAGCATCAATAGATTAGATGAAACTAATGTACCTAGCATCAAGAAGGGTGGACGTGGCGTCAAAAAACAGCGCCTCACACGCGCGCGCGCGTATCAAGATCAAGATCAAGAATTAATATATAATAATAAAATCAAAAACGCGCGCACGCGCGCGGAGGGGGGCGCGCGCTCACGCGCGCGCGAGGAGGTTTCCTTCAATCGAAGGAAGGGAGGGGGCGCGCTCCGCGCGCCGAGGGAGGTTCCCTCTTGGGAGCCGGAGGACGAGGGGACGTCTGAAGGGGGCGCGCCGCGCGCGCCGGAGGAGACGTTCGCCTCTTGGAGGCGCGAAGAAGGCGCGCGCAGCGCGCCGAGCCGGAGTCTCCTCGCGAATGCCGAGGGCCTCGGTCTCAACGTGAAATTGTTGCGCGCCGCGACGGAACGGGCCGTGCCGCGAAATCCGAGTGCCTACTTCCGGACCCTGTGTGTTTCCGAACTCGCGAAGAAGCTTCCGCGCGTGGATCGGTCGGTTCTATCGGCCGCCATGTCCGGGAAGCCGGACGCGAAAGCGGCTGTGATGTCCTTGCTTGTGGAGATCGCCGATGAAACGGTTGACGCCTGATGAAATCGCTGCCCATACAATGGCGACGATCCGCGTTTTGCGGGCGGCGCAGGATGTGAATTCCGTTCGACAAGTTGCGTTTGCGTGGCGTGCATGGGCTGCGGACAACGGGGTTGCAGCCCAAATCCGCGAGCATGTGTCGATTGTTGAGGCCGAGGTTGCCCGTGAGTTGCAGGTGCGGCAGAAGACAACTGTGCGCAATTCGGTTGGAGGATGAGCGATGGCCGAGAATGTCGGAAAACTTATTGGGGCTTGGTGTCAAAATTTTTACCCGCCGGAGTTCGCTAATGGATGGACGTATGTTGGCGGTGGGTATGTGATTATTCGTGCGCAAGGAAGGTTCACTGATGGCGAAGGAAAACTGTTCGCTAAATCGGTAAAATGGTTTGACGAGATGTCTCGGAGGGCGTTTGTTCCGTATCGTCCGATTGGTGGACAAGCGCTTTCTGAAAGGTGTTGTGTGTGTGGGGGAATGGGCTGGGTTGTGCGTTGTCCAGAATGCTGCGGATCGGGAGACGAAGAATGTCCCCATTGTCGGGGGGCAATAGCCTGCAAAAAATGCAGTGGAGAGGGTGTTGTCGGGATTGAGGAGGAAAAATCAGATTGCGGGTGCAAATGGTGTCATGGGGCAGGCGAGCGTCTGGTGCCTGACAGTCGCGCGGTTGATTTCGGGAATGATATTTTGCTTGGAATTGATTACGTGTGGCTCGTTCAGAGGTTGCCCGGTCCAATTGAGTGGTCCCTGCCCGATCTGAGCATTCCGTTGACGCCGTTAGAAACGCGAGTGGATGTCCTCGGTGTTGCATTCCGTGGCCCAGGATGGGAGGCAATCATTGCCAGATGGCGCAGAGTGTCAGGCCAAAATATTGTCATGGCGCAAGATTTGTATGTGCCGGAAAATGTGTCATGAGTGCCAATTAATTTGCGCAACGGAGGACAGCCCATGAGGGCTGGGAGCGGGCGATGATTGGCGGCGAGCTGCTGGGTGTCCTCGAAAAACTTCTTCTGATTTATTTTGCCGGAATCCCGTTGACGTTTGTTGCCGGGGTTGTTGTGAGCCTCATTCAAAGTTATCGAGGGAAGGACGATCCAGAGTGCGACTTGGGGCTTTGTTTCATCGTGGTTTACTCGGTGCTTTGGCCCGGCGTGTGTTTGGTGCTCCTCGATATGATGTTTGATCGCGTGCGTAATGTGGTTTCTGGAGTTGGGTTGCGCCGAAGGCGGAAGGGTGGGTCATGAGGGCGGTCATAGCTATTGTGGCACTCGTGCTGTGGGCGGTCGGCGCACGCGCGACCGAGAATCCGTATGCCGATCCGGCTCAGTGGAAGCGTCCTTGGGAACGCGAGATCGAGCGCCGTCTTGAGCGCGCCGAGTCGCGCCGCGAAGTCCGGCATCGTCATGCTCCTCGGGTCAAGGCATGGGTGAAGGTCCAACGTGGTCCTGATCCAGCATATGACGGCAATCCGCATTGCCTCATCGAGAAGCGCGCGGTTGGTACGCCTCACGCGACGGAGGCAGCCGCGATCGATGCGGCGAAGCGGGACTGGCAGGCCGTGGTGCGTTACGATCACGGCGAAAAGTACATGAACATCGAGGATGCAAGAAACATTCGGTATCGGTGTGCGCGCGCCGAGACGAACGAAACTACGGCTGGGCGCGTCGTCGAAAGCGTTACGGGCGGCAATGTCTGGCGGATGCGCTGCGAGATCGTGGCGCAGCCGTGCCGGCGAGGGCTGGAGCCGGTGCGATGATCCGCAATTCCTCGCCGGAGTTTTCCTGCAACGGCTTGGTTTGGGAATGTTTTTGGATACCGGAGCGTCATGTCTACAGATGGCGCACGAAATGCGGTCGTTACGTAGCGGGCAGGGTTCTCGGCAAGAAATATTATCAGCTTTCGATTGATGGCGTTGTGCGAAAGGAAGAATTTGTGTCCCTGATCGAGGCAATGCGCGCGGTCGGGAGTGATAGTCAGGTGGCGTTGCGTAGAGGAAAAACTATGCGAGGTCGCCATGCTGACGACGCTGCTGACAATCTATCTTACCACGGGCGCTATCATTCGCGAGCCAATGGCGATTGAGGATTGCAATCTTCTGGCGAGTGTTGCCAGGAGCGTTTCGGAAGCCGGTGGCTACCTGAGCCGCGATGAGGTTCCGATTGCCGCCCTCACGTGTGCTGACAAGGCGGTGGTGATGCTGTTGCCGGCGAGCGATGGCGATTGCGGGGACGAGTCAGCATGACAACGGTTATCCGGAGGTATGTCATCCGGGACGGCAAGCTTGTGCGTCTGTATCGTCTGGATGCGAGCAAGCGCCGTCGGATATATGCGCAGGCAACGCGGGAGGCCGAAAAATGGATGCGAAAGAGCAAGCCGAAATCGAACGGCTCTGGCAAAAGATAGTCGCCAGGATCGAGTGGGACGGCGGGGTTCTGCATCGGTCATCCTTCGAATCCGAGGTCAAGGAATGGCTTACGGTCCTGCGGCGGGCTTGCGAGCGAACGGAAGGTCCCATGCAGGGGCAGCTTGATTTCTTCCCGTGGCCGTGGACGGGACGGGAGCCGCCGTCCGCGTTGAGTTATGTTCCGACGGCGGTGCGTTATCATACTGTGTGGGGTGGTGCGGATGGTGGCCATGATGCAGCTTAACTCGATCCTCAATCAGCTCCGGCCCTTCATCGTCGTCGTCGCTCTGCTGTTCGGTCTGATCGCCGCCTGGCAGGCATTGTCGGACCTTTTGCCGTTCCTGCGGCAGGTCTGGGCACCGCGCGGCTCGGCGCAATCGAATGCGATTGTGGCGGCGGCGCTGGCGATTGTCGGAGGGAATCGGTGATATGGTATGTGGTCAAGGTCGCGCCGCAAATGGAGCGGCGCGTCGGCCGCGAAGTTCATAGGGGGCTCGGGCTGGACTGGTATGTGCCGGTGGAACGGCGGGAGATTGTTCGCAGCGGGCGCAAGGCCGAGCGGTGCGATCCTTTGATCCGAGGGTATGTCTTTGTCCGGGACGTGGCCGAGACGGTCTGGCACGATCTGCGGGCGATCAGGGGGGTGCGCGGCTGGCTTGAGGCGGATGGTGTGCCGGCGGCGGTGACGGATTCCGAGGTCGCGCGCATCCGGGTGCTGGAGGCCGAATTTAACGCGGCGGCTCGGGCGTCCCGCCGCTCGACGACGTGGCGCTCCGGGGACCGGGCGCGCGTCATCGCCGGCCCATTCGTAAACATGGATGTTCTGCTTGAGGTTGTCCGTGGCCGGCACGTCCGGGTGGATAGTCCGGTGGGGCCGGTCTGGGTGCCGGTCGGGCATCTGGCGCGGCCGGACGGGCAGCCGTCGTAAGCCTATGTATGGGCCTTTGCCGGCCAAAAAAAAGGCCCCGGTGGTGAGCCGGGGCCGAGGTTGGAGGAGGATGTTGTTATTGGGTGGCGCGTCGGATGCGCCGCCATGCCGTGGTCCGCGAGAGCCACGGGAATCGGCGTCGCATCTGCCGGATGGTCGGCGGCAGGCCGAAGACCTCCTGGTGCCATGCGGCATAGTCAGTCTGGAGCTTGCGCACCGTGGGGTGATCCGGTGGTAGGAAGATGCGCTGGGGTCTTGCGCGGAGTCCGCGAATCGCATAGATACTTGTCATCGGTTTCATCCTCCGATGGTTAGCCCGCCGCCCTTGCCTTCGAAAAGCAAGGGGCTTCCGGCGGGCTAATTTCATTCCGGTTGGGGCTGGCCGGTTTCCGGCCATTCGTAAGCCTATGGCCGGATGGGAGGGGCGGCGAGGGGCCGCATTCGTAAACGTGTTTTGTGTCACAATGACCTAAAAGGAGCCCGCCCCCGAAGGGGCGGGCGGGGAATTAGTGTGCGGTGGGCTGCTGGGGCTCGATGTAATAATACACGTCGCCGTTGCGGCGGAGGATTTTTTCCTCGACCAGGACAGCCATCATCATTTCGAAGTGACGAGCGTTCATGATGCCCATTAGGGGCGCGTAGAGCATGCTGCCGGGCGCGCCCTGATCGCCAGATGTCCGCACCGCATCGACGACGGTATAGAGCAGCACGGTTGCCACAGAAATTTCGGCAGGCTTGAACATGTTTTATCCTCTTGTTGTGACTGCTCATTCAGGTCCGGATCATCGAATTTGGCGGAGTGCCGCGTTTAGCTTCGGATCAAGTTTTTTGGCCTTGAGGCTGTTGCGGTCGCGCGTGTCAAAACACAGTTTCATGAACTCTGCATTTTGACGAAATGCCTTTGCTGTCTCAGCGAAGTCAGTTTCTTGCCACGCTGTTTCCGCCACGTTGCACGCGAGGCACTGCACGGCGAATTCCTTTGCCGCTGCACGCGACGTTAGGCCGTACTCGCCGCTTATGATCGCCGCCCCGCTCATGACATGCGTGACGTGATAGACGGTGTGTTCCAGATACGGCTCCGCGTGAATTGCAATATATCCTGATTTGTGCACCAGGGCGGGTTGAAGTTTCCGCTCGCCAGTGTTGCGGCAAATCATGATATTGCTCTCGCGCCACGTTTTTTCTTTTGCCATTTCATCCTCCTTCGTTGGCTTCAATTGGTCACCTTTCAAAATGACCTAAGAGCGCCCGCCCCTGAAGGGGCGGGCAGGAAATCATTCATCGCATTCCCTCATCTGCCGATATTCGGCATCCGAGAGGACGACATATTTGCTATCAGCGGGGGCGTGGTTGTAGTTGTAATAATCGAGGATTTTTTGATCTATCACGTTCCGCGCCTCATCGAGGTCTTGGGCTTTAGCAGTGATAAAGATCGTCGAACGCCAGCACGCTTCATTCGGTCGTCTAATGAGCATCGCATATATGCCGCCAATGAAGGCGATGCAAGTTTGTTCGCCGCTCGCTGTCACGCACATAGTTGCCGCATCATGAGCGGAGAGCCCTTCGCCGATTGGCACAGCGGTCTCGTGCTGGGGAAAGACAGTGTATGTCGTCATGGTTCATCCTCCTTCGTAAGCATATGGTCACCTTTCAAATGACCTAAAAGGAGCCCCGCCCCTTGCGGGGCGAGGCGGGAAGTTACATTGCATCGCGGATGATGAGCGCGGCGGCTATTGCGCCCGCAGTGTGGAAGGCCCGCTCCCATAGACGGGCGGGGTAGAGCCATCCGAGCGCGCCAGCCGTATTGAATACGAGCATCATCGCTGCGAGTGTGATCGACATGATATATCCTCCGATGGTTGCAATAACCTAAGAGCGCCCGCTGAAGCGGGCGAGGAATAGGAGGAGGAGCGCCACGGACCCGGCTCGTCGCCGTCAGTTCCTGTTCCCTCACGCTCCGGTCTTGCCGAGTGTCTGCTCAGGTATGTGAGCCCGGTGTGAGTTCTTGCCGTGACTTTGTGCCCTATAGATAGCACGGCCTTGACGCCACGTCAACAGCCCTATGTGCGACAAGTTGACGCACAGTCAAGAAATGTTGCTGCGGCGGCAAAATCGGCCTATATTCAAGGGTATGACCCGCAATTCGATGCCACATCCAATCGACGTTCTCGCGCAAATGGCGGGCAGCCAAAAGCGCCTCGCGTGGATTTTGGGAGTCAGCCAAGAGCAGGTTTCGCGCTGGCGACATGGAAAATATCCGCTTCCTGAATGGGTTATTGTGCTTGCCGAGGCGATGGTGCGCATCCCGCCGCAGCAGTGGCCGCGCCGCTGGCACCAGCGGCCGAATGATCAATGATCCTGTGCATAACCCCTTGCGCGCGCGAGCAAATCACGTCATACCGGATGCGGACGAGTGCGGTTCGGCGATGCGTTGCTCTTCATGGCTCGCCGATGGATGTCTGTCTCCGCGCCCCGGCCGCTCGCATACACGCGCGAGCGAGCGCATGGGCGAAATATGTCTGCAGAATCACGAAAAACTGATCCGGCTATAGAGCGCGCAGTTGTTGACTTCCTCGGCTGGCTGCTGGGCCAGGGTGTGTCGCTGAGCGCAGGCTCGGCGGCTGATCCTCGCGCGACTAGATGCGCTTGCCGAGCTAGTCAGCGAAGATGAACAGGCGACAAAGCGCGCGCGGAATCGCTAGTCACGTGTCTGCGAAATCACAAAAATTTGATCACGATCAGGATGCTGACGAGGTTGAGCTTGCGTTGCTTGATCTTGTGTCATGGCTGTTCCGCGTCGGACTCTCGCCGGCACAAGCTCGCCGGCTGATCCTCGCGCGATTGGATGCGGCTATACAACTCGCGACGGACAACGGATGAGCGCAAAAGAAAAGCTCCCAGAAGGGCTAACGCAATCGCTCGCATCCGAAATAGATCAGTATTTGGTCATGGCAATTCGCGCGGCCGTACAATCAGACAAAGCTGGAATCCCGCGCACACTGAGAACCTATTTGCGCGGCCGCATCGAAATGCTCTGCGAGCACATACAACTCGCGGGAGCGCAAACAACAACCGCCGCAATACGCAAAAGCATAATACAACAAAGCAAAAATACGACAGCTTGAACAGAAAACCCGCTGAACAGCGTGAATCCAGAAAAGTCACGGCCAAGGGGAAAAACACCCATGCAACTCGCAAAAATCGCCGCCGCTGCTGCTTTGGTTGCAGCTTTGCATTCGTCCGCGCTCGCGCAAACCGCTTGTTTTGCTGAGCTTTCTGCCGGTTACGGCATCGCCAGCGCTGACCTCAGCGACGCCTGGACGGGGCCGATCACCATCGCGGCCGATGGGCTGCAAGCTGGCGCTGGGCTCGGCTGCGATGTGAGGATGGGCCGTGTTGTTGTCGGCGCGCTCGGTCGCTATGAAATCGCTGATATTGCTAGCAAAATTGGCACTGCATCGTTCGGCGCGGATGGGCAGTGGTCGGTGGCCGTGCGCGGTGGTGTGATGCTCAGCGATGGCGCGCTGGCTTATGGCTTGGTTGGCCTGGCTGGTCATGACGTGAGCCTTGCTGGCGCGGGGCTGAGCGAGACGGGGCTGCTTGTCGGTGGCGGGCTGGAGGTGACGGCCTTTGATCCGCGCTTGGCGATTTTTGCTGAGTTTACAAGGGTTTACGGCGAGCGCGAGGAGATTGCGGCCGGTGTCTCGGCGCGGCCTGTCTCGGATGCGGTCCGGGCCGGTGTGCGCTGGCGGTTCTTCACGGCTGGCGGGCAAAGGGAATAATTTTGCTCGAAAATGCCTACTCGCCGCGAGGCTAGAAGTCATGTTTGTAGAAAAATATTCTAACTCACTCCGAGCTGGTAGAAATGAATTTGCGTTTGGCGGGGTTTGGACGGGCATGATTGAGCTGGTGCGGGCCGGTTTGAGCGGGGTTTGCGGCCGGATTGGCGGGGTTTGTGCGGCCGGAAGGGAATAATTTTGCTCGCCGATGGCTTTCAGCCCGGATGCTGGAAGCGCAATTCGTAGAAAATTATTTCTTCCGCCTCCGAGCCGATAGAAACGATTTTGCTCCAGACGATGAAGCTCCCCTCGTTGCGCTGGCCGGATCACGTGGTCTACGAGGCCGGCGGCATGATCGAGCTAACCGAGCCGGTGGTGGCGTCGCGGCTGGCGACCGAGCGGCTGCCGGCGGAGGCGCTGAGCGAGGCGGCGCGGCGGCTGGCGCGGGAGCGGGGCGGCGAGATGATCGGCCGGTGGGACGTGTTGGCGGACGGGGTGCGGCACCGCGTGACGTGGGTACGCTGGCGGCTGGCGGCTGATGACCCGCAAGCGGATGCGGAGGCGGCGCGTGTGCTTGTTGAGGTGCTGAGGGTGCGGGAGTTGGTGCGTGACGGCGCTGTATGAGGACCGGCGGTTGGACTATGCGCCGGAGATTGTGGTGCATCTGCCGGGGGCGGTGCGATTGCTGCGGCCGCTCTGCCTGGCGCAACGGGATACGGGGCCGCCCGACATGGAGGCGGCGGATCGGATTGCCGAGCACGTGGCCCGTAGCATGGGCTGGCAGGTGTATGGCTGGCAGCGATGCAGGCTGAGCAGCGGACATGTGGTGGTGACGTATTATTTGGCGCTGGACGTACCGGAGGATGACCCGCGACGGGAGACGCTGGAGCGGGCGGCGGTGGCGGCGGTGCAGGCGGATGACGGGGAGATGTACCGGCGGGTTGTGCGTGGGGAGTGAGGGGCGCGTCAGGGTGCTGGCGTTTGGCTGAAGGGGAAGCGAGATGCGCGGGTTCATTCGCGGTGTAGGCCGGTTTTTTGCGAGCCAGTGGCGGCAGTATAACGAATTGGGTCAGTTGTTGTTTGTGCTGGCGCTTGTGGCGATCGCGACGGATGTGGCGATTGCGTATCAGTATGGGCGGAGCATGACGTGGTTGCATGGGGTAGGGTTTGGCGTGGTGGCGCTGGCGTTTTGCGTTTTGCCGGATGTGGCGATGACGGAGGCGAGGCGGGGCCGGTGGGCGGCGGCGAGTGGGATTGGGCTGGCGTGTGCGGTGGTTTTGTTTCCGGTGAGTTGGCAGTCGCATTTGGGGTATGGGGCTGGGGTTCGGCTGGGGGACATGCAACAGACGGATTTTCAGCATGCATCGTTGGAGGCGACGCGGGCGGCGTTGCGGTCGGAGGAAGCGAATATTGAGATGTGGCGTCGGCAGTTAGCGGATTTGAAGGAGCGGAACCGGCGTGGGGCGGAGGCGTTTGCGGCTCGGAATTCTGGGTGGGTTTTGACGGTTGAGCCGAAGGCGTTGAATGAGCAGATAGCGGCGTTGGATGTGAAGATAGCGAATGAGGCGCGGCGGGTGAGGTGTGGGCAGAAGTGTGAGGAGTTGATGCAGCAGCGGGCGGCGCTGATGGCGTTGGCGGCGGATATTACGGCGGAGAATGATTTGAGTGGGAGGATTGAGGCGACGCAGCGGGTGATTGATGCGAAGTTAGCGGAGTTGAAGGGGATGGGGTATCGGTCGTCGGCGGTTGTGAATCAGAATGACGTTTTGGCGAAGTTGTTCAATTTGGTGGCGGTTGGGTTGGGGTATGGTGGGGCGGCGGATGAGGCGATCCGGCCGACGGAGGTGCAGCGGGTAGTGGCCAACACGACGGTGGCGGGGGCGGCGTCGCTGGCGTTCATGCTGGTGGGTCCGTTGTTGTTTTTGGCGGCGGGTTTGAATCGGGTTGGTGGGGTTAGTGGTGGGGTTGGTGGTGGGGGAGTTGATGTGAGGCCGGACCCGGTTCGGGTGACGGATGGGGTGGGGGTACAGCGATCGCCGGCTGGGGTGTCGATGGAGCCGATTCATGTACATACGCGGGAGGAGGTGGTGATGCGGGACCCTGCGATTCGGCGGTGGGCGTTGAGTGAGGAGGTGAGGGCGATGTTGGGGAAGGGGGCGGTGGCGGCATGATATGGGCGTTGTTGCATGCGCTGGCGCATCCGGAGGAGTGGGAGTGGACGTTGGATCGGGGGAGTGGGGAGTTTCGGTTGCGCCACGTATTGTGGCGGCGGGAAGGTTTTGGGGATGGGTGTTGAGGAGGGTTGGGTTTGACGGGGTATATGTTCCGGGTCGGATTGTGATTTTGCCGGAGTGTATGGGGGATGCGGGGTTGGTGCGGCATGAGATGTGTCATTGGCGGCAGCGTATGAGGGATGGGTTTGTGGGGTATTGGGTGAGGACGGGGTGGTATTTGGTGAGGTATGGCTATGAGCGATCACCTTATGAGTGTGAGGCCCGATCCGCACAGTTTGGTGGTGAGTGAGATGGAGGCGGTGGAGTTGCGGCGGTTGATGGGGGTGGCGCGGGTTGGGGTGGTGGGGTTGGCGTATGTTGCGGGGTGTCGGGCGGTGGATGTGCATCGGATGCGACGCGGGGTTGAGCCGGTGTCGTTGAGGGTTGCGGCGGCGGTGAGGGCGATGGCGCATGGCTGAGGATGGGGTGAACGGGGCGGTTCCTGGGGTGGTTCAGGAGGATGAGTACAAGACGGAGACGGAGAAGCTGGTGGCGGCGAAGTTGTGGGCGCTGCCGGAGGAGGAGAAGAAGAAGCTGACGGGGAAGGCTCGGGCGCTGGCGAATTTGCGTCCGGTGCAGAAGGGGGAGGTGAGGAATCCGTTTGGCCGGGCGAAGCGGGATTTGGATTTGGCGAAGAAGGCCCGGCGTCATGCGGAGAAGGCGATATTGGTTTTGGCGGAGGTGATGTCGAACAAGCAGGCACCTCCGGCGGCGCGGGTGTCGGCGGCGAGTGAGTTGCTGGATCGGGGGTATGGGAAGGCACCGCAGACGTTGGATTTGAAGATGGATTTTGGCCAGCAATTGGAGGCGTTTTTGCGTGAGTTGGGGGATGTGCGGAAGCAGAGGATTCCGGCGGAGAAGTTGATTAACGGTGATGTGATTGACGTTGAGACTGACTGATCTGGACGGGGCGCAAGCGGAAGTTTGGAAGGATTTGATCAGGCGTTGGCGGGAGAATCCGCTGACGTTTGTGCTGGAGGCGTTTTTCCGGATTCGGGAGGAGGAGTGGACGCCGTGGCGTCCTGGGGAGGTGCGGCCGGAGGAGATTCCGGTGGGGCCGGAGTTGTGGCAGGGGGAATTTCTGAGGGATGTGGCTCGGGCGAAGGTGGAGGGTCGGCGGCGGTTTACGGTCCGGGCGGGGCACGGAGTGGGGAAAGCCCTTGGGGTTGATGAGCCGGTACTGACTCCGCATGGGTGGGTGCGGATTGGGGACATTCGGATTGGGGACATGGTTGCGTCTGCGGATGGGACGTGGACGAAGGTGATTGGGGTGTATCCGCAGGGGGTTCGGGATCGGTATCGGGTTTGGCTGAATGATGGGACGAGTGTTGTTACGGATGGCGATCATTTGTGGCTGACGACGACGCGGGCGGAGCGCAAGCGTGGGGTTGAGGGGCGGGTGAGGACGACGCGGGAGATTGCGGGGAGTTTGCATGCGCAGAATGGGCGGGCTCGGATACTGAATCATTGTTTGCCGAGACTGAAGGCGGTGAGGCATTTGCGGGCAGTAGTTCCGGTTGAGCCGTATGTTCTGGGGGTTTGGCTGGGGGATGGGGTTAAGCAGGGATATATAACGACGAATGCATTGGATCGGGATATTGTGGCTGGGTGTGGGGGGCGAACGGTTTGGGTTGATCGTGGGACGGTGGTGTTTCGGGCGGAGGGATTAACGGCGGGATTGCGGGTGCTGGGATTGTATGGAGTAGGGAGTCATGAGCGATTTATTCCGAGATGTTATTTGCATGGGAGTATTGGGCAGCGTGTAGCGCTGTTGCAGGGTTTGTTGGACACGGATGGAACGGTGGGGCGGCGGAACAATGCGGTGGTGTTTGAGACGACGAGCGAGCGGCTGGCGGATGATGTATCGGAGCTGGTGAGGTCGCTGGGCGGGGTGGTGAGAAGGGGAAGCAGGCGCGGGAAGTATTGTGGAGTGGAGAAGCGGTGGAGCTACCGGGTGTATATTTCTCTGCCGGAGGAGATTGCGCCGTTCCGGTGCGCGCGGAAGGCGGAGAAGTACAGGCCGGTATTTGAGTCGAAGAACCGGGACAGAACGCTGAGCAGGTTTGTTGCGCGGGTGGAGCCGGTGGGGGCTGGGGAGACGGTTTGCATTGCAGTAGATCATCCTTCGAAACTGTATGTGACGCGCGATCACATTGTGACGCACAATACCACGTTGCAGGCGTGGTTGATTTTGTGGTTTGTGATTTTTCATCGGGATTTGAAGGTTCCGGTGACGGCGAACAGTCAGGATCAGTTGCGGGATGTGGTTTGGGCGGAGGTTGGAAAGTGGCATCGTATGCTTCCGGATTTCTTGCGGGAGCAGGTTGAGGTGACGGCGGAGCGGGTTCAGATGAAGGTGAACCCGGAGACGGCATTCGCGGTGGCGAGGACGGCGCGGCCGGAGAGGCCGGAGGCGTTGCAGGGATTTCACGCGGGAACGCTGGCGTTTTTCATCGAGGAGGCGTCGGGTATAGATGATGTGATTTTTGAGACGGCGGGCGGTGCGCTGTCGAGTGAGGATAGCTGGGTGTTTATGTTTGGGAACCCGACGCGGACGAGCGGGTACTTTTACAAGTCGCATCATGAAAAGAGCGCGCAGTGGCGGACGTATCATGTGCCGTGCTCGGCGTCGCTGCGGGTTGCGGACAATTACAGTCAGGAGATTGAGCAGGAGTATGGGCGGGACAGCAATGTGTATCGCGTGCGTGTGCTGGGTGAGTTCCCGCTGACGGAGGACGATGGGGTTTTGTCGCTGGGGCTGGTCCGGGCGGCGATGGACCGGGATGTGGTTCCGAGCGAGAGCGGAGTGGTGTGGGGATTGGATGTAGCGCGGTTTGGAGATGACTCAACGGCGCTGGCGAAGCGGCGCGGGAATGTATTGCTTGAGCCGGTGAAGGAATGGAGAAAGCTGGATTTGATGCAGGTGGCCGGGGTGGTAGCGCGGGAATATCAGGAGACGCCGATTGAGAAAAAGCCTGCGGCGATCAACATTGATGCGATTGGGCTGGGGGCGGGCGTCGCGGACCGGCTGAGGGAGCTTGGGCTGCCGGCACGGGCGATCAATGTGGGGGAGAGCCCGTCGGTGGATCAGCATAGGTATATGCGATTGCGGGATGAGTTGTGGTGGCGGTGCCGGGAGTGGTTTGAGACGCGGGCGGTGAGGATTCCGGAAGATAAGGAATTGATTGCGGAGTTGGTTGCGCCGAAGTACCGGATGGAGAGTTCCGGGAAGATCAAGATCGAAAGCAAGGATGAGATGAAGAAACGCGGGCTGAAGAGCCCGAACAAGGCGGACGCGCTGTGTCTGACGTTTGCGGGCGGGGATTTGGTGCTGGCGGTGCGCCGGCGAGTGACGACGGTGATGGAGTATGATCCGTTTCGGATTGGCGGAGCGGAATACGAGCGCGAGATTGGCCGGCAGAGTGTGGCCGGGATGGAGTATGCGCCGTGGTGAGCGTGTGGGTTCCGGAAGACGTTGCCGGGGCTGAGGAATTTGAGCCGACGCAGGCGGCTTTCAAGAAGATTGTTGGCGAGAAGGGCGTGGAATTTTTCAATAGATACAAGAAGATGCTGGAAAGGACGCGGGAGATTCACGGACCGGAAGACCGGGTTGTGGTTTGGCGCGGCGGGATTCGCCGGAAGGATGGGATGCAACGGGTGATCGGCGCGACGGTGGAGGTTGGGGGACGGCCTTTGCTGTGGGCGGAAGCGTATGGGTGGGGCGAGTGCAGCTTCTAACAGATGTAACCTATACAGCCCTGGAATATGTTTGTATGAATATGCGTGCGGCGGATGCGCGCGAGGTTTATGCGCTTCGGCCGCATGATAATCCGCTTCAGTTGGCGGCGGAGTCTTTTGCTGCGATCCGGGGGCAGGGGAGAGGTCGGATTGGATGGTGGCGTGGGCGGCCTGCGGCGGTCGCGGCCTTCACGGAGGCATGGCCGGGGACGTGGGAGATATGGATGTTCGGAACGGATGAGTTCCGGAATTGCGCGATTGATCTCATCCGGTGGTTTCGCAAAGAGGCGAATGACATTCTGAAGGTATGCGACGGCAGGAGGTTGCAGTGCGATAGTGCGGCGTATCATGAGGAAGCGCACCGGCTGATCCGCGCGGCGGGCGGCGTCGAGGAGGCGCGATTTCGGAAGTACGGCAAACACGGAGACGACTTCATCCGGTTTGTCTGGCTGAATGGTGAGAATGACGCGGTGTTGCGTCCTGGCTTTGTAAGGGTTGCGTGATGTGGTTTGAGTTGCCGACTTGGGCGAATGTGGTTTTGTTTATTGTGCGGATTCTGGGAGCGATAGTGATGATGTTCGGCCCGATCATCATGCTGGCGGCGGGACGAAAGAGCACGGTCATTCCGGCGGTATTTGCAATGATTGCGGCGGTCTGGGTATGGGGTGGAACGAATATTCTGCTTTCCGCAGCGTCCCCACGCTGGAGGATTGATGCCTTGGGGCTCTTGGAGACGTTTGTTCTGACGTTTCTGATTGCTTTGTTGTGGGCGTATGTGTCCTGGGTGATTGTCTATTACGGAGTGAGGATGGTGCATCATTTTTCCGGGAGGGACTGACGATGTGCTTTGGTGGGTCGAAGTCGTCGAATACGGAGCCGCCTCCGCCGAAGCCGCCGACGACGTTCGCGCCGGCACCGGAGACGGATGAGATGCGCCGGATGGCGGCGATCACTGCCGGCGTGCAGCAGGGAACGACGATTGGAACGACGGCTCCAGCCGCGCCCGGAACCTACGGCGCGGAACTTGGACGAGGAGGCTGAAGATGTGCATGGGAAGATCGAAGTCGAGCACTCCGGCGCCACAGCCGGCTCCGGTGCAGCCCGTGCAGGGAAGCACGGTGCCGGATGTGTCACAGCAGCAGCGCATGGCCGCCGTGGCGACGAGCACGACGCAGCCGCAGAGCACGTTCGGCGCTGAGCTTGGCAAAGGAGGCTAAGCATGTGTGGAAAGGCAGCACCGCCGCCGCAGCCGCAGGCTCCGCCAGCTCCGATCCCGAAACGGGACGAGAAGATCGACGCGATGCGCCGGACGCAATCGCGCGCCGCATCCGCACGGGCGTCGGGCTATGAAAGCACACTCCTGTCGGGACAGGGCGGTGACACGTCGCCGGCCCCCGTCACGAAGCCGGTACTCGGCGGATGATCGAATCTGATCGGGTCGAAGCCCTTAAGCTTCGCTACGAGTCCCTGAAAGGGTCGTCCGAGCGCACCAATTGCGAGGCGCACTGGCAGGAAATTGCCGAGTATATCCTGCCGACGAAGACGACTTTCACGGGAATGCGGACCGCTGGCGACAAGCGTATGACGCGCGTGCTCGATACAGTCGGGATCGTTGCCAACGAAATGTTGGCAGCCGGCCTGCACGGCATGGCCACCAACCCTTCGAGCCAGTGGTTCAGCCTCCGGATGATCATGCGGAGGTTGATCACGCCGGACGGGCAGAGGATCGACATCAATGAGTTGCCGTCCGTGCAGAAGTATCTGGCGGACGTGGAAGAGATTATCTGGACCCGGCTCTATCAGCCGGGCACGAATTTTACAACCGCGCTCCATGAAATGTATCTGGACATGGGCGCGTTCGGAACCGCAATCCTGTTCGTGTCCCAGCGCGACGACGGCGGACTGATTTTCGAATGCCGCCCGCTGGCGGAATGCGTGATTGCCGAAAACTCGGATGGCCGCGTCGATACGGTCTTCCGGCGTACGAAGTTCACAGTGCGCCAGATGATGCAGATGGCGGACCGAAGCGGCTGGAAGGTCTCGGATGCCGTCCGGCAGATGTGGGCCAATGATCGCGAAAATCAAAAGGACAACACGGTTGAGGTGATCCACGCGGTCTATCCGCGCAAGGAACGGGAATACGGCCGGAAAGACCGCCGCAACAAACCCTGGGCCAGTTGCTACTTCGAGTATGAAACAGGCCAGCTTCTGGAGGAAGGCGGGTTCGACGAGTTCCCGTATCTGGTCGGACGCTGGTCGAAGTATTCGGGTGAGGTCTACGCGCGCTCGCCCGGCATGACCGCCCTGCCAGACATCAAGATGCTTCAGGCGATGCAACTCGCCAAGATCAAGCTGGTGCAGAAAGCCGCCGATCCGCCCATGTGGGTGCGCGACGAAGGCGTGGTCGGACCCCAGAATACCGTGCCGGGCGGCGTTACTTACTGGCGCGGCAACCCCAATGAAGGGGTGATGCTGCATCCGACCAACCTGCAAGGCTATCAGGCGCTAACTGCGGAGATTCAGGCAATCCGCGAAAGCATCTTGCGCATCTTCTTTGCCGACCTGATGCGCATGACGGACCGCGCCAACATGACCGCAACGGAAGTCATGCAGCGCACGGCGGAACAAATGCGCCTGCTCGGCCCGCTCATCGGACGGCTGGAAAGCGAAGTTCTCGGCCCGCTCATCGAGCGCGTGTTCGGCATCCTGTCGAGGCTCGGATTGCTGCCCGCCCCGCCACCGGAGATTCAGGGCGAGGAGTTCACGGTCGAGTACGTGTCGCCCATCGCAACCGCACAGAAGCAGGTGACGGCGCAGAGCATCCTGCAAGTGATGCGGGTGATCGCCGGAACATACGGCCCGGAAATCGGCGTACAGGTGGCCATGAAGGCAACCGATCCGGTGAAGCTGTTCCGCTGGGCCTGGGACCTGTTTAATGCCGATCCCGATCTTCTGAAGGACGAGGAAGCGGTGGCGGCCATGGAACAGCTTGAGCAGATGCAGCGTCAGATGACGCTGGCTCAGCCGGCTGCGGATATCGTCCAGAAGGGCGCGAAGGCCGTCAAGGATGTATCGGCGGCGCAAGGCCAGCCGAATGGCGTCGATGTGCAGGGGTTGGTTGCGCAGATTGCCCGGAATGTCCAGGAAAACCCCAGGGCGCGTGAAGAAGTGCGAGCGTTGATGAACGGCGAAATGCCGAGCACTCCGGCTCTATGACAGAGCGGCGCACGCGGAACCGCAAGAAAGCCGAACAGACAATCGCTGAGATTTGGAAGGCGTTCTACCACGGCGCGGGTAGACCGGCGATTGCTGCCCTGTTGGCTGAGTTCAACGTCTATACGCAGGCTCCACGGGGCCTTGATGCTTTCGAGGCCGGACGCCTCGAAGGCCAGCGTGATGTGCTGTTGCGTATCGTGCATTTGGTCAACCTCAAACCGGAAGACTTCGTGCAGCACATGCAGGAAGACTCCGAGTTGTTAGACAGGATTATGATGCGATGAGTCTCAATGCAGCGACGGCAGTTGCGGAGAACACGGGCGGATCAACGGTTCTGACGGAAGGCAGCCCGCCACCGGCGGCCAATGGCAATGCGGCCCCAAAGGACGGAGCCGCCGCAGCAATTCAGGCGGCCATGGACGGTCCGCCGGAATACATTCCGGCCAAGTTCTGGGACCCGGAACGCAAAGCCCCGCGCATCGAAGAACTCGGTAAGGGGTATCTGAGCCTCGAACGGTTGCTGAGCCGCGAGAAGATTCCAGTCCCGGCCAACGACGACGACGTAGAAGGCTGGGAGCGCGCCTATTCGGCGCTGGGCCGCCCGGAAGCTCCCGATAAGTACGAGTTTGAACGGCCAACTCTCCCGAAAGAACTGCCCTACGACGAGGACGCGGAGAAGGCATTCCGGCAATGGGCCTATCAGAACGGGCTCAATCGACGGCAGGCCAAGAACCTCTATGAAGCCTATGTCAAGACGCAAGTCGAACGGCATACGCAGTACGAGCAGTACCGCCAGCAGGCGCGCGCCCAGGCGGAAGCCGCCATGCAGCGCAAGTACGGCGATCAGTTTCAAGCCAAGGTGCAGAAGGCCAAGGCCGCGCTGCAAAAGTACGCGGACCCGGACTACGTGAAATGGCTCGATGAAAGCGGACAGGGCAACGATCCGCGCGTCATCGAAGCCTGGATCAGGGTCGGCGAGGAAATGGCCGGTGACGAGCGCCTGAAGGGACAGGTCGAACAGCAGGTGAGCCCGGAAGACATCGAGAAGGCGATTGCCGACTTCCGTGCCCGTCACATGAAGGTCCTCATGGATCGCGACCACCCGGACCATCAGTCGCGCCTGCGGGAATACACAAGGCTCTTTGAGCAAGCCTACGGCAGCAGGCCAGTGGCATGAGCAAGGAAAGCACAGAGTTCGCGCGCCGCGTCCGAGGAATCGGAATCTGGGTCGCGCCTGAAGAATTGCGTGAGGATACGAGGGCTGAGGGACAAGCCGAAGTGCCCCCTCGCAAAGGCCCCGGTCGGCCACGCAAAAATCCGGAGAACCGTCGCGTCTGGGACGGCCCGGTCCTCGATAGTGACTGAGTAGACACGCTTCTACCACGGCCCCGTCCGGGACAACCGTTTCTGGTCGAGCGAACGCAACATCAGCAACAAATTGGACGGGAACTGTAAGCCATGAGCTTTCAGGTCACTGAAGCCTTTCGCCGGCAATATCAGGCGAACGTCGATCTTCTCTCGCAGCAGAAAGGATCGAAGCTGAGGAAAGCGGTGCGCGTCGAAACGGTCAAAGCTCAGAGCGCCTTCTTCGAGCAGATCGGCTCGGCAACCGCACAACTCAAGACCTCGCGGCACGCTGATACGCCGCAGATCGACACGCCGCACCAGAGACGGCGTGTCACGCTGTCGGATTATGTATGGGCAGACCTGATCGACAACGAAGATCAGATCCGGATGCTGATCGATCCGACTTCGCCTTATGCCGAGGTCGCGGCAATGGCGATGGGCCGCAAGATGGACGAGCTCCTGATCGCGGCCGCCGACGCAACCGCCTATACCGGTGTCGATGGCACGACATCGACTTCCTACGACAGCAATATGACCATTGCCGTCACGGAGCGCTGGCCGGGTGTCACGTCGGCGGATTACGGACTCAACGTTGCGAAGATCCTCTCAGCAAGCGAGAAGCTGGCGGCGGCGAATGTCGATTCCGACGATGATCGGTGGCTTGTCATCAATGCGCGTCAGAGGAATTCGCTCCTCAAAGACACGCATGTGTCGAGCTACGACTATAACGAGATGAGGCCACTCCAGAGTGGACAGGTTGCAAAGTTCGGCGGATTCAACATCATCATGACGGAACTGCTCGGCACTTCGAGCGGCAACGACAAGGTGCTGTATTTCGCCAAAGGCGGTCTGCTGCTCGGCCTCGGCAAGGACATCAACGTCCGTGTCAGCGAGCGGCCGGACAAGAACTATGCGACGCAGGTCTTCAGCTCCATGTCGATTGGAGCGACGCGGATGGAGGAGGCACGCGTTGGCGTGATCCTTTGCCACCCGACCAATGGTCCGGGCGCATGATCGGTAGCTTCTGAGGAAGGATTGATAATATGGCAACTCTCTACGCAAGCGAAGCCAGCGGCTACCTCAACACGAATCCAATTAGTCTTGCCAATGGCGCAGTTCATGCCGCAAGGCTCAGGCGGTATCGTGCGACAATCACGCTGGCAAGCCAGACCACATCGGACACGATTGTTCTGGCGCGCGTGCCGAAAGGCAGCGCATTTGCCTATGGCGTGCTCACGGCGTCGGCCTCGCTCGGAACGTCAACGATTGCGATTGGCGTTTCCAGCGATACCGCCAAGTACCGGGCGGCCGCGACGTTCACGGCGACCGATACGCCGACCATGTTCGGCAAGGCGTCGGCCGTGAGCGCAAGCACGCTGTCGAGCGATGAGGACATCTTCATCACCATCGGAACGGCGAGCCTTCCGTCGTCGGGAACGCTGGTGGTGGACCTCTACTTCTCGGGCGTCTAAGCAAGGAGGCGGGGGGCCATAACCCCCCCGCTTGAAACATGGCCGTAACGTCCGAGACTGAGATTTGCAATCTTGCGCTGAGCCGGATCGGCCACAAGCTGATCACGTCCCTGATGGAAGATTCCAGGGCAGCCGAACTATGTAATTTGCATTATGCGCGAGCCAGGAACTCGCTGCTCCGGTCCTATCCCTGGAACTTCGCAATCCGCCGCGCAACCCTCGCGCTTTCATCCACAACTCCAAATCACGAATACACCTATCAGCACACGTTGCCGACGGATTGCCTGAAGGTCATCCGGACCAATTGGGAAGCGGACGGATCGGTGGGGACGGCGGTCTATGGATCGCTCAATGACTACGGATACTCAATCCCGCCGCTGCCGTACCGGATCGAAGGCCGGCATCTCCTGTGCAATGAGGAAACGGTTAAGATCGAGTACATCGCGGAAGTGACGGATGTGGCGCAGTTCGATGAGCTGTTCGTCGATGTGCTGGCCCAGCGCCTCGCGGCAGAAATTGCCTTGGCATTGACGGACAATCAGGCCCTCACGAAAGGTATGTGGGACATCTATCAGGCGAAGCTGGTCGAGGCGCGGCTGGTTGACTCCATGGAAGGAACTCCGCGCGACATCGTGAATACGTCCGGCTGGCTAGCCGCACGGCTCTAGGAGACAAGGCGTGGCGAAGGTCACGACGATCCAGACAAACTTCACGGGTGGCGAGCTTTCACCGCGCCTGGAAGGCCGGATCGACGTTACGAAGGTCAAGAACGGCCTTCGGTTGTGTCAGAACTTTCAGGTGCTCCCACACGGTGGCGCACGCAAACGTTCCGGAACGAAGTTCGTGGTGGAGTGTCGCTCGGCCAGCGACGATCTTCTGTTTGTGCCGTTCGTCTACAATACCGAACAGACCTACATGCTGGCGTTCGGGCCGGGCTATGTGTGGTTCTTCAAGGATCAGGGCATCATCACGCATACCGGCACGGCGATCTCCTCGATCACGAAAGCCAATCCGGCAGTCGTCGAAGCCATCGGCCACGGCCTTGCCAACGATGATTGGGTCGTCATTACCGGCGCGGGCGGGATGACGGAGGTTAACAATCGCCGGTTTCAGGTGACCGGTGTCACGGCCAATCAGTTCCAACTGGTCGGCGTCGATTCCACGAACTACGGAACCTATACGTCCGGCGGCACGGTGGCCAAGATCGTGCAACTGGCGACGGATTATTCCGCGTCCGACGTGGCGAACCTGCAATGGGCACAGACGAACGACACGCTCTATCTGGTGTGCGGGTCGAAGAAGATCAGAACGCTGACGCGCTCAAGCCATACCTCCTGGACGCTCACGGATACGTCGATCACGACGGGACCATTCCGGACGCTCAATACGGACGGCACAAGGCTGACGGTTTCCTCTTTTTCCGGCTCGGCAACGGCCTACGGAACGCATATCGTTGGAGAGACGTTCACGCTGACATCGACGCTCGGGATTTTCACGTCCAGCATGGTCGGCGCGCTGATGCGCCTCTGGGAAGATGGTGGCGGGACCGGGATCGGATCGGCCCCGCTTGGACAATCCATCGGTATCACTACAGGCAATTGCTACACAAATGACGGGAAGGTTTACGGCATCGCTGGAACGTCCGGATCAATCACATGGGTTGGGTTTACGCGCGTTCCGGAGCATGACACGGGACGGGTCAGAGTGCGAAGCAACAACGGCACGGACTGGTTCGATTCCGACTTCCTGCATCCGACCTACTGCATTGTCAGGATCACAGGATACGTTTCAGAGACGCAGGTGACGGCGCAGATCGTTCGCTATCAGATGCCAAGATCGATCGTCGATAGCGGCACGGAGTTCTGGGAGGAGGGAGCCTGGTCCGACCGGCGCGGCTATCCCAAATCCATCGCATGGTATGAACAACGGCTATTCTTTGGAGGCTCGGATTCGGAGCCGACCGCGCTATGGGCGTCCAAGTCGGGAGCCTATCTGGACTTCACAGACGGCACGGAAGATGACTCCGCAATCGTCTATCGCCTCGCCTCCGGCCGCGCCGACGTGATCCGATGGCTGCAAGCCGGACGAGTCCTGACATGCGGCACGTCGTCAGGTGAATTTGCCGTCGCCGCCTCGAATCAGAACGAGGCTCTGACGCCAACGAATTTCAAAGTCACGCCACAGACAAGCTACGGAACGTCGGAAGCACAGCCCGTGCGCTTCAATCAGACCGTGCTCTATCCGCAGCGGCGCGGCAATGTGTCGAACGCGGCACGGAAGCTGCGGGAATACTCCTACTCTTTCACTGACGATGCCTTCAACTCGGTCGATCTCACGATCTTTGCCGAGCACATCATGGGCGACGGCTTTGATGAAATCACCTACCTTCTGGAGCCGGACAGCCTGATCGTTTGCCGGCGAACGGACGGAACACTCGCAATCTGCACCTATGAGCGAGCGCAGGAAGTGGTGGCATGGCACCGGCACGTCCTCGGCGGCAGCAATGTGTCTGTGCTGGAAGTGAACTCAATTCCTGGAGCGGCGGGCGATGAGTTGTGGCTGCACGTGCAGCGAACCGTGAATGGTTCGACGGTGCGGTACATCGAGGTTCTGCAACAGCCCTTCCGCGACACGGACACGAAGGAAGATGCCTTCATGGTGGATTGCGGACTGACCTATTCCGGATCGTCCGCAACAATAATCACAGGGCTTTGGCACTTGCGCGGGGAGAGCGTGAAGGTTCTCTCCAATGGCAATGTCGAAAGCGGAACGGTTTCTTCGACGGGAACGCTCACGCTCGCGCGCGCGACCACGAAGGCTCACATCGGGTACGTCTACACGGCGGCGCTTGAGACGGAGGATTTCGAGGCGGGCGCACAGGCCGGAACCGCACAATCCCGGCAGAAGCGCATCAGTCAGGTCTATCTCAGAGTGCTGTCGTCCCTCGGCGGCAAGGTCGGCGCGGACGAGAATACCTTGCAGACGCTCTACTACCGCACCGCTTCGATGGAGCACGGATCAAGCCCCGATCTCTACAGCGGGTTTCTGGAAGTTGACATGCGCTCCGGCTGGGACCGGGCAGCACGGGTCCGGATCGAGCACAGCGATCCACTGCCATTCCATGTAACGGGCGTCGTCGCGGAACTCAATGTAACGGGCTAGACGATGTGCGCTCCAATCCTCGGCGCGGTGGTGGGCCTTGCAGGATCGGCTGTATCGGCCATTGGTGCCATGCAGCAGGCCAATGCTCAGGCCCAGATGGACGAGTACAACGCCAAGGTCGCCAAGATCAATGCACGCTCCCGGCGCTATGAGGGCATGAAGGAGCAGGAGCAGATTGGCGACAAGTACGACCGTCTGCAAGGCCAGCAAACGGCGGCAATCGCCAAGGGCGGCATTGATCCGATGTTCGGATCGGCTCTCGCGATCTTCGGCGAGACGGAACAGGAGCGGTTGCAGGATCAGAATACGGCCTACATCAAGGCCGAAAGCCAAGCGACCGGCGAAGAGAATAAGGCCAAGGCGTATGAGTTGTCGGCGCAGAATCATCGCAAGGCCGGCAAGATCGCAGCCGCTGGCACATTCCTGTCCGGGCTGTCGGGTGCGAATGGAAAGTTCGGAAATTCCGGCGTCGGGTCTCCGCTCTTGATCAATTCCTGAAGGTTCCATGCCGAGAATCCCTCGCGCTGAAGCGCAATTGCAGCCCCAGATCGCGTCCATGCCGAACCTCGTTGGGGAAGGCTGGACGGCTCCCGGAAGGGCGATGCAGCAACTCGGACAGGGCATTCAGAAGCTCGGCTCGGCCTTTGCTAAGCTTGGCGAGCAACAGGAAGCCGAGCAGCTTCATGAGGCCAAGATCGCCGCGCTCAATCTCAAGAACGAATGGGATTTGAGCGAAATCGAAGCCCGCGCCAATTACACAGGCGACGGCACTGACTACATGGAAAACAGATCGGCGGAATGGGCCAGCCGGTTGCAGGATTTTCAGAGCAAGTACAGTTCAGCCGGGCCGAAGGTGCGGCGGTTCGTTGAAACATTCGCCGCAAGTACAACCGGGCAGGTCAACGAAGGTATTGCCAGATTCGGACATGGCCGTCGTCTTGATACGCTCTACGCCAAAACCGGCGAAGCGGCGCTTGGTGAGATTGCCAAGCTGCAATCGCCCGAGGCGATGGAACGCTACAAGACTGATCCGGCACAGTTCGAGAAGGACCTTGAGCAGGCCATAACGGTCACGGAAAACATGGTGCAAAGCCTCCCCATGGACCCGGACCGGAAGCGGGCTCTGGCAAACTCGATTGCCAATCAGTTCAAGGCAATTCTCGGGAAAGCTCCGCCGGAAGCCGCCCTCGATGCCTTGCGCAAGAAGATCGAGGAATACGGGTCCTCGATCCGAAAGATGGAATTCGACAAACAAACGCTGGGCGAGTTGTCGTCCAAATTGGTTGACCGAAACGGAAAGATTGATCCGGCTCTTTTTACTGTGCGGATGGCTCAGAAGATTGAACAATCGCCGCTCAATGGCAGGGTTCCGCCTTGGGGTCCAAGATACGGCATCACAACGGGATCGCCTCTCGAATGGGCGAAGTTTTTTGCCAAGGTGCAACAGGCGGAGTCGGGACATAGAATTGCAAAAGTAAATCCAGATGGCACGCTCCAGAAATTCCCGACAACTCCTCCGGGAGAGAGGTCATATGGTCCTGGTCAGTTTAATATTGGAGAATATGGCCTAAGGACATGGGCAGACGTTAACAACCCTGAAAGGGTGATGGACGCTTATATTGAGGTGGCCAAACAAGGGAAATTATTCTCTTATTTTGGCCCCCTTTTAAGAGGCTACAATTATTCCAGAGAAGAAAGGTGGTTTCAGAAGCAGGTTGCTCCACGGTTAAAAAACTACCTCGGCATGGGGGAACAGGCCGCTGCCGAGATGAAGAAAGGCGACCCAAGAGAGGGATCGCCCGCAGCGGACGCGCCAGAACCCGTCAAGATCGCCAAGGGCAAAAACGTCCAGACCGATGCGCGCGACCCAAATGAGATTCCGGAAGCGCGCGTTGCCCAGATTCCCTCCAAGCAGCCTGGATATGTGCGCAGCGAAATCCTTCGCGACATCATGCCTTTGGTGCCGCAACTCGAAGCCAGACTGAAGGCGGAAACGATCAAGCAGATCGAAAGCGTCAACGACCGCGCCTTGTCCGGAAGGCTGCCGAGCGAGGAAGAACGCGCCCTGATCGAGCGCCGCGTCGAACGCATCAACGATCCGGTCTTGAAGATGGCCTGGGAGGATGCCAAGCGCCGGGGAGAATGGACAGCCGGCTTGCGGACCATGCCACCTTCCGTTCTCGGCGGCATTGTCATGCAAGGCAAGGCCGATCTTGCCGCCAAAGGCGGGACGGAAGATGCTTACAAGCGGATTGACGCGCTCGACAAGCTGCACAAGCGGATGCTCGAAGGGCTCGACCGCAATCCCTATGAATGGGCGTCCGAGTCGGGCGTCATCTCAGATCCTGTCCAGATCAGCAAGGGAACGTTCAACCCGGAAACGCTCGCCAAGCGCGCGCAGGAATATGAAATCGTTCGCCGGACATATGGTCGCGAAATCCCCGTTCTGAATCCCGATGAAGCCAAGGAGATCGCCGAGATCATGTCCGTCGGCGGCAAGCCAACCATCGCTGCCGCCGGCATGATTGTCGAATCCTTCGGGGCGAGTGCGCCCAAGGTTTTCGCGCAGATCGCCAAGGATCAGCCCGACCTTGGACATCTCGGCTGGCTGCTCCTGAAGAAGACACGGCCAGGTCTGGTGACGGAATTCTCCGAGGCGATTGCCGCTCGCAAAGCCATGGACGAGAAGATCAAGAGCGTCATATCGCCAGAGGCGCTGGAGGAGTACTACTACAACAAGGCCGGAAACTTCCTGAAGTTTGTCAATCGGGACGAACGAGATCGTCTGTTGTCGGCGGTCGGAACGCTCTACGCTTTCCGGGCCTCGCGCGGCGGTAGCAAGCCGGATCCGAAAAGTCCTGACGCAAAGATTCTTGATCGCACATTCCGGGATTTGATCGGTGAGAACGAGCACAACGGGGTCACCTACGGCGGACTGACAACCAATACGAATGGCGCATATCAAAGAAGCAATCCCGTTCATCTTCCATCCTATCTTCGGCAGGATGGGTTCTACAATGCTGTCCAAAGTCTCAACAATAGTGATTTCGGATGGACCGTTTTCAATCCGAGAGCCGAGGAAGCGCAAGGCCAGGTGCGGCCCCAGGAAGACGGAGGCGTCGGGAAATGGGCGGCTCCGGAACTGACGGAGACAATGAAATCCTTCGCCAATCAGGCGAATGAAGCGAAATGGGCAACGGACAGGGCCGTACAGGCCGCCAAAGGCATGACATCCTTGTCGGCTCAGCCCATGGAACTCCCGCCCGGATGGGATCCGGCAGCCTCTGGCAATCAACCGCTCGATTACATGGGCAAGCCGTTGAATTGGAGGTCCGTCGTCGGACGCGGAACGTTCGTCACAATCGGGGATGGCAAGTATTGGATCGCCCTGGGTGACCCGACCAGCGATATGCCGATGTGGGTGCTTCAGTCAGACGGCAAGCCGTTCGTCTTCGACATCAACAAATATGAAAGTGTCTTGCGTGACCGCAAACCCGACCTCTTCCGGCCCTACTGATGTATCTCGACGCCAAGCCCATTAATGAGTTCACCGAATCATACGCTCTTGGCGAGCCGACATCCTTCACGGATGTTTTCGGGTCTACGCTCAGGGACGTTCTGATCAATACAACGTCCTTGTCGCGCTCGCGTACAATGGAAGAAGCCTATGACCGCCGAATTGATGCGATCAAGACGGCGGGGATTCCGGTTGACGATCTACACAATCCGATCCGGTATGCTCCTTCCGTTCCAAGATTCACGGGCAAAGCCGAGCCATATGTTGATCCTGACGAGAATTTCCGAAGGAAACTCAGGGAACTAGCCGAGAAATACCCGGACAAGGCGTACATTATCGAGCCGGATCGGGACCCGAAGCTCGATGCCTACGAGATCGCCAGAAAGACTCGAGAGAAATCGACTGAAATCGCACTGCGGTACGGCTCTGGCGCATGGCTGCCGAGCATGGCTGCTGGTGTTGTCGGCGGTGCAACGGATCCCATCAACATTGCGTCGCTGGCGTTCGGCCCATGGGGAACGGCTGGTGTTGGGATTAAAGCTCTCCTCAGCATGGCGGCCAAACAGGGTTTGGTGAACGCCGGTGCGCAAATGATGATTGAACCGTTCGTTGCGCGCTGGAACAGAGAAAGCGGGGTCGGGTACACGCCCAGCGATTTTGCCTTCAACGTTGGAACCGCATTTCTGTTTGGTTTCGGCGTTGATCTTGGAATCCGTTCGGCCTATCGCGGTCTTCGTCGCAGCTTCGGCCACGTACCACAACTCGATCCGAGCGGCGGCGTGATTGGCTGGGGCGTTCCGGGCGCACAACTCGCCGATCCGCGCGGGCGTCCTCCGGCTGCTACCCCACCTCCCTCCGTTCCATCTATCGACCAGAATTTGGTCGTCAGAGCCGCCCGTGGCGATAAGGATGCGCAAGAAAAGATCTGGCAGCAACTTAACCTGCCAAAAGATGTTGAGGATACCGCTCGCAAGGCAGCTTCCGGCGATATGGAAGCCGTGAGAAAGCTCGCGGGCGATGCGGGCCTGCTGGACGATCCAACCTTCAAAGGAGCCCTCGACCGGTTTGAACTCGAAGGCTCACAACAGGCCATGGATGAGCTCGACAGGGCTCTTGCCGAAGCTGGCGTGCGCAATCCGAACCGGGAAGCCTATGACAGCCTGATGCGGCAGATTCAGGCCGTTCGATCCTTCGTCGATCCGGAGGAACCCGTTCCGCGTCCGCAGCGGATCGACGCCGAGCCGTCGCCAGATGTTCTGGCCCTGTTGGACGATGCGGAATTCGCGCGCGTGCGCGGCTCCAATCAGCACGCAGACAGGATCATGGTTGAAGGTCGCCCCGCGCAGGTGCGTGACATGGATCCAAAAACACTGGAAATAGCTCGGGATTTGAAGGGCTTATCCGATGATGTGGATCGCCTCAAAGGACTGTCATGGGATCAAGAGAAGGCCGGGCGGGTGCTGGCCTATGAAACGGCGGATGGCAAGATTGTCGTCCTCGATGGCCGGGCCAGAGTCGCTCTGGCTCAGAGCCTTGAGGGCGAAACAAAAGTCCCGGCGATTGTCCTGCGGGAACAGGACGGCTGGACCCGAACGCAAGCCGAAAACATTGCGATTGCCCGCAATATCACGGAAGGGCGTGGCACGCTCCTCCGGGCTGCCGAGGTCTATCGCGAACGGCCCGATCTCATGGACCTGTTGCGCGCAATCAGCGACTACGATCTCATCGCGCGCAACCTCGCCCAGCTTTCCGATGAAGCCTTCGCGCGTGTGCGCAGCGGCGAAATCCCTCCGGAGGTCGGCGCGTTGGTCGCTGAGCACGTCCCCAATCGCGCCCTTCAAAGTCCGGTTCTCGACGATATCCAGCAATCCGGGCTCAGGGACCTGGGCTCCATCAGACAGCTTTTGACCGATCTTGTCCCGTCCGACACCAAAGCCGCGAACGATGTTCTTCTTGGCGTGCCACGGGATCGAGTCCCCGATGAAATGCCGCTCAATGCCGGCGCTGAGGTGGAAGACCCCAATGGCCCGGCCGCCAAGGCGCAGGCGGAACGGCTGGCTCAGGAACACGCGGAGGAGGCCGCCGCGAATCAGGCCGTTCTCCAGCAGATTGGGCAGATCAATGACCGCTTAGACATCCTGCGAAATCAGCTTCAATCTGCCCAGCCCAATGAACGCGCTCAGATCGAAGCGCAAATTCGCGAAGCGGAGGTCGAAGCCGCCGTCGCGCAAGGCTTGATGCCGCGCGAAGCCGCAGACGACTACCTCGCCATTGCCAAGCGGGAACAGATCGACAAGGCCGTAAGGGACCTGACCGGGATTGTCCCGGAAGACATTTCCATCAAGGTGTTCTCCTCATACGAGGACCTGCCCGATGCGCTCCGGGCGGAGGCCGTTCAGGCGAACGCAAATGTGTTCATGCAGGCGTTTTCGCTGGTTAAGGCGGCACAGAGCCCGGAAGATCGGGTTGCGGCCATGGGGCTTCTGGAGCGCGCCAAGAACGCCATGGCGGTGGAAGGGTTCTTCGTTAAGGATTCGGTCTATCTTTCCCTGCACGCGCTCGACCCGCGCGGGATCATCGCGCATGAGGTCCTGCACGCTTTAAGGGCAACAAACCGGATCACAAACAAGGAAATTGCCCTGCTTGCCAAGGCGGCGCGCGCGGCCAATCTCGCCAAGGACGATATCTACCGCAAGGTCTATGCGGGCAGGAAAGACATTGACAGGTTCCTCGACGAGGAGGCTGCCGCCCATGCGATTCAGGCGCGCGCGAGCGGATACGATTTTGGCGAGCAGCCGAACAGGATCATTGATCGGATCATTGCCTTCTTCAAGCGGCTTGCCGAGAGGCTGACCGGATACAAGTTCCTTACGCCACAGGACGTGATGAATGCCTTCATGTCCGGCGAGATGGCGCGCCGTAGGATGACGCGCGCGGCTATGGAGGCGGGTGACATATCAACCTTGGCCGTCAAGGACGAAAAGACCATGCTGGCGCTTGCCGGCGTGAACGCCATCACGGCTGACTCGGCGAAGCTAGCCAAGGCCCGCGACATGGAAATCAACGGGAAGCCGCGAGAGGAAATATGGAAGGAAACAGGATGGTTCCGGGCCGTCGATGGAAAGTGGAAGTTCGAGATTGATGATCATTGGGACATCCTGCCCAGCGGAACAGAAATCGGAGCGTGGTTTGCGGGCGGCAAGGTGCCTGTCGTTCGGATGATGGCAATGAAGGGGCTGTCGGAAGCGCCGCTTGGCGATCTCATCCGGCATGATGCGCTGTTCGATGCCTATCCGGCCTTGACGCGGGTATTGGTCAAGTCTGATTCTACTCTACCGCCGAATGTAAATGCTGCCTATAATGAGGTGCCGCCGACAATATCCGTCAACAGTCTCCTGATCGATGCGGCTGGATTCCCGGTAAAAGTCGAGGACTTCCAGAAAACATTGCGCGTGCTATTGCATGAAATTCAGCATTACATTCAAAAGGTGGAGAGATTTGCAACTGGTGGCGATCCAATAAGTGCCACGCCGATCTATGAAGGAAGATTTGTTAATCCCATTCTGCAAAGAATAAAGGACTTGGATGATGAAATTCAGAGGATTTCTCCTGCCAAGACGATTCCAGATGTAATTCGTCTTTCTGATCTTGCCATTGAGCTTATTGATCAAAGAGCACTCCTTGAAAAGGCTGCGAGATATACCGGATATCACCGTCTGGCTGGTGAAGTGGAAGCTCGCACAGTCTCCAAGCGCATGTTGATGACGGCGGAAGGCCGCTCGCGGCGACCGCCTTGGATGGATTACGACGTTCCGGAAGGCAAGCAGGTTGTGAAGTTTGCGCTTGCCGGCAGCCCCATGAAAATTATGGACGATCTCATCAAGGCCGATGAGAGGAGCGATTTTGGCTTCTATCGTTCCGAGAACGGACAGATCATGTTTGCCCTCTCGCAGAAAGCCAAGCGTTTGAAGGCAGATGGAACCGCTGCACAGTGGATCAATCGCAACGAAGACGCCTTTAAGGACTGGCGGCCGATCTTCAAGGAAGGACTGGCCGGTCTTAGGGCGCGCGTTGAGGAGATGTGGCAGGCGAAGACCACACCTGATGAGATCGCGAAGACTGCGGCCGTTGATCTCAAGACCTACCTTGAGGAGCAGGCTCAGGCAGGTCAGAACGGAATGCCTGAGGTCCAGCAGGCAATAGCCATTTATAGAGCCAATCCGGAAGCTGCCACACAGCAATTGAATAGGCAGATAGGTCAGATGCGTCTGACTCAGCTTAACCGTTGGCGTGAATACCTGACGGAAGACAATCCGGTTTACAAGGATGATCCGTTCTTCCGGGATTATGTCTGGAAGGATGTTGCCAATCTTAGGCCGGATCGGCCCGACGTTCCGCTGCCGTTCGATGCGGCGGCGATTGCCGATGTTTATGGGCGCGTCACGAATGATCCTGACAATCAGTCGTTCGGTCGCCTGTATGAAGCGGCCTTGGCCGAGAGGGTCAAGAAATCTATTGACGAGGGGGACAAGGTTACTAGCACGTCTGGCCGGGAATGGATCAGGATTCCAAGAACGCGGAAAGACGATCCAGAGTTCCAGGAGCGTGTGAATCAGCTTCGGTCTCTCTCCTGCAAGACGTGGTGTACGTCCTCTTCCATGGCCGCGCCCTATCTGCAAATGGGCGACTTTTGGGTGCTCCGCGACAACGGTAGCACCGTCATGGGATTGAGGTTTTATGAGGATAAAATCGTTGAAATCCAAGGCCCAGCAAATGATGGCAAAATTCCAGCCAGATATATTGACGAAGTGGATGAGTTGGCGAAGAAAAAGCCTGATATGTTCTCCAAAGAGGTAATGAAGCCTATTGAAGAAGCGAAAAAGAAGGCAGTAGCAATCGCGCGGGCGAAAGAATATGCCAAGCAAGGGAATGCCCTGGAGGCGGCAAAGCTTCTTGGATATGATGCCTTGCCTCGCGATAATGGAATGATTGAAATCGCAGGTTTCGTTTCATCGACCAGTGAAAACATAGATATTATTAAGGATTTTGTTGCTCATGCGGACCGTGTGGACCTTAGGAAGGATTTTGAGCTGAAAAATCTGGCAAGTGCAAATGACATTGAATTGTGGGATAGAGCTTCTGCACCGAATCTTAAGCATTCTGTGCGATCCATATTAATTGGAGAGAAAATTAATCTCCCACAATTTGAGCACGCAAAAGGCTCTGTCGAGATGGGAAAAGGCTCGTCAGCTCCGAAACTTTCATATGTTCGCGGTAAACTTGCAATGGATATTCGCGTGTCCACACCAAATGTAGAAGCTGTTGGCACTGACTTGATCGTATATGGAAACACCGATCTGTCCAAGCTTGTTTATGTGGGTGAATCAGCAACTTTTTATGGCAAGCCAAAACTCGGGTCTCTTGAGTTTGTTGGTTACACTCTTCACGTTAGAGAAGCTATTGAAATGCCGAATCTTAAATATGTTGGTTACAGTGCCGACCTAAGACTTGATTCTGAATATCCAAATCTTGAATTCGTTGGAGCAGAATTGATGTTGCGAAAGGGCGGCAGCAGATACCCAGAGGTAAGACTCCGATCCATTGAAGAGCTTGATGCTCGACCGGACATAAGGAAAAAGTTCCCAAAGCTCAAAAGCATTAACGTGCGCGAACCTGTTAACGCGAAAAGAAGACTTCCACTCAGCGAAATTGAAACTTCCGCAGAAGGCAACGCCGGCATTGTTGATCGGGTTCGCCAGTACATAAGAAGTCTTTTTGAAGCCCCCATGCCGGATGACAAATATGGCCCGATGTTTGCGCTTTCCGGCGGGCGCGAGATTGATGATCTCGGATACTATTCCAAGGCCCTTGAGGAGGCCAAGAAGCTGTCTGGCAAGATGACGCCGGAACAGGCGATCAAGGCGCTTCTCAATCGCGGTGTGAAGCAGGCCGAGCTTGACGCCATAGGGCTTAAAGAGGCCCTGTCCGGTGTTGAAAGGGTGACGCGCGACGAGCTTGTCGATCTCATCCGTGCAAGAGTTCCATGGCTCACGGAGACCGTGCGAGAAGTTGGCGATTTTAGTCGCCAGCTTCGCGATGATGTCGAAGATGAAATGGAAAGATGGCGTGATGATATTCTTGGCTCCACCGACCCTTATGTGAGTGAGATTAGGGGGAGAGACAGAGAATATATCGACAATCTTGATGACTGGCGGGATTTTGCGGTTAAGCATGGCGCTGATGAAATCGATGAGATCGCATTTGAGAGGAACGAAGTAGAGGCGCTAGAAAATGCCGGCATGAAGTTTTACAAAGTTCACATTGAATTTTACGACGGAAACAATGATTTTGTTGCCGGAGTAGCTCCTGATGGCACCGTCGGCGTTATAAGAGATAATGGTGACTCTTTGGAAATACTGGATGGCACACTCGATTCCTATGTCGCAAATATCAGAGAAAAAGCTGAACAGGATGCCTGGGATTTGATCAGAGGTCAGGAGCCGGAGCGATATAGAGAAACACTCGCAGAAATATGGCGCAATATTGTTGCGGCGGAAGAAGATGCTCCGGAATGGCTTCCATATTCGCTAGACGTATGGAACAAGCAATATGCTGAAGTCATACTGAACCTTGACAAGCAGAAGAAGGTGCCGTTCCATAAGTCTGGTCATTTTAATGTGCCGAACATTGTTGGGCACATGCAGATAAGCTATGTAACGCATGCCAAAGATGGCGGCTCTGTTCTTCTAATAAATCAAGTGCAGTCTGATTGGGGGCAGGCACTCAGAAAACGTGGCCCGCGTGATGAATATATGACAAATTTGCTGCAAGAAAAAATGAATGAGCTTGATGGACAAATCAAGAAACGAGAAGAGATTCTTGCAGCCAAAATAGATAGCGCCCTCACAAGCGATGTGCGCGAGACCATAAAGAAAACCCCCTTCTTTGGACGTGGCATTATCGAGTATGCAAGCTACGTCATAGCAAATAAATTTGTCCCGCGAAAAATTGCTGACGATGTGATGAAGTTGATGAAAGGAATTTCAGATTTGTTGGAAGAAAGGATTAATACTCGTGCCAGACTGGAAAGTCTCATCTCATTGAGACCTGGGTTCCATCCTCTTGTTCGATCAACGGATCAGTGGGCGGCAACGACATTGCGGCGCGCCCTGGGGATAGCAGTCGAAGGCGATGCCAATTACATCGCAATTCCGCACGGCGATACGGTTTTGAGTTACAATCCTGGCAAGCCTGAAGGAATGAGAATGTTCTACGGAACACCATCCGACAAAGGCATTGCTGGCATGGCCTTGGAGAAGATTATTCGTTCATACGACAAAAACGCTCCGCAGGCTTTTGTCGTTGATAGCCTGGAAAGCTCCGGCGAAATGCTTTCTTACAATGAAAATGCCGTTGCCTCTGGCTATTTTGATCCTAAGAAAACGGGCTTCTGGCTGTTCCCGATCACGGATGAGGTCCGCAAGAATTTCCGCGAGGAGGGCGCGCCGTTGTTCGCGCTTTCCGGGAGAGGCATGGAAGGTACGCCCACCAAACCTGAGCCGGATTTCGGAGCCATTGCGCGAACGGTTGTCGATGCCGTCCGGCCCTATCTGTCAGCGATCAACCGGATCGACAACATCGAACGGGACGCCAACGGGAACATTTCCGCCGTCATGCGGGATGGCCGGAAGTATGTGCTGATACGGGATGCCGATGGCAACATCAGCAGCGTTTCCGAGATGCTTGCGCCGGTGGCCAATCTCGATGTGATCCGGGATGCGACGGGCTCGCTGAGCGGCTTGGTTGATCCGATCCGGCAGGCCATGTCCGAGCAGTCGAAGGCCGCGAGGGATGCCGTCGTTGAAACGCTCGCGCGGGCGGCCGGGTTCCCTGAGGACCTTGCCAAGACCTATGCCGATCAAGTTCTGGATGCGGCCAGAGCCGCCATGGATGATCCGCAAGGGGCCGTGACGCAACTTTCCGATCTCTTGCAGCGAGCCTATCGGTCCATGGCCGAGACGCAGGAACCAGATGCTCAGGCTCAGACGGCCTTGTCGCCGGTTGCCAATGACAACTATCCGGCCACGCCTATGGCTCTGGAAATGTTCGAGGCCAGCAAATACAGCGAGGCGGGCTTGCTTGTCTCTGCTTGCAGGGCATGAGGGGATCACATGATCGGACCATCTCCGCTTGATGCGGCACTGAAGCATGTCGCGACGAATGCAACCCGGCTCGACATCTGCCGAGCGGAGCCGATCACGTATGAGGCGGCGATCGGCCAATCGTCACTTGGCCATACAACGGCTCTTTCCTTCATGGACCCTGAGGACATGCCGGGGGGGCGGCGGATCGTCTTGCGCGAGACACGCGGGCTTATCGAGCAGCGCGGCCGTCCAGGCTGGTGGGCGCTGAGCGGGAATGGATCGCTCCTGGCAACGGGCCAGATCGAAAATGCGTCGGAGTTGGTTCCTGGTATTGAGTTTGAGTTGCCTCCCATCACAATCGGACTCATGGGGTGACCATGGCTATTCAATTCTCGACGGCTGTTGCCAACGCAATGCTCGATGCCATTGAAACGGCAATTGGAACATCAGCCGTTCTGAAGATCAGGACGGGTTCGCCACCGACGAATTGCTCATCGGCTGACAGTGGGACCGTTCTCGCGACGCTGAACCTTCCAGCGGACTGGATGGCGGCGGCTTCGGGCGGCAGCAAATCCAAATCCGGCACGTGGTCGGATTCGTCGGCGGACGCGACGGGGACGGCGGCTCATTACCGGCTCTATGCGTCGGACGGAACGACGTGCGTACAACAGGGTACTGTGACGGCGACGGGCGGCGGCGGCGATCTCACGGTCAACAATACGTCGTTCGCGACGGGCCAGACCTTCACCATCACAAGCTTCACCTGGACGGCGCAGACCTAACATGGACAAGACAGGATGGACGGCTCTTGAGTCCGCTATCTACGACATGGCGCGACTTTTTGAGCCGCTTGGAATCCGGGCGATGACATTCGTGGTCGAAAACGGTGTCGTCAAGGTGACGGTTCGGGATGCCGAAATTGTTCGATACAACTCGGCAGCGAACGCCAAGCCTGAGGTTGAGACTCAGTAATGCCGGCGGTCAGGACTGGTACGCCTTCACAGGTTGATGCGTCCGGCGGCAATGGCTCGACATCCGTTACGGTGCCAGCGGATGCGACGGCGGTGGTTGCGTTCTGGGCTCATTGGGACGGGAACGCCGGCTCGACGTTGTCGGGACTCACTCTTAATGGCGTCTCCTTCGCCATCCAATCCCAGCTTGCCGAGGGGCACGTCAGCGATCACTCGGGCTGCGGGGTCGCAACGCTCGTCAATCCGGCGACGGGATCGCAGACTTTTGCCTGGACGTGGAGCGCGGGCGGCGCGCGCTCGGAGGGCGGCTGGATCGTCCTCGTCTACATCAAGGGCTGCGACACCACGAGCCTTGTTCGCTCGAACCGCCTCAACACGAACACGGAGGGCACGGACGTCAGCGTCACCATCACGACGCAATCAACCGATCTCGTGTTGGCGGCGGCCCAAAGGTATAATACTGGCGGCGCCAATCCTATCCTCGATGGCACGGTCTTCATCGACAATGCATCGCTGAACTCGCATCTCTATGACGTGTCCACGGTGACGGCCGGGGCTTCCTCGACCACCGTCGCCATGACGGGCGAGTATTATTCGTCAATATCGGCAATTGCTATTCGAGAGGGGACAGCTTCCGCAAGCTCTCTCATATGGATGCCAAGGCACATGCAACACATGCTGGTTAGATAGGGGTGGGCTATGGGACGAATCTACACAGCTACATTTAAATCAACGGCAGTGACCGCGACGCAGGATTTGTTTGAAATCGCGGCTCCAACGGATGCCGTGGTGGTCGTACATTCCTGGCATCTGTCGCAATCGACCGAAACGGGTGATTCGGCCGAGGAAATGCTGATCCTGACCACGAACCGCGGCGTCGGCTCGGTCACGTCCGGTTCTGGCGGCGCGACGGTCACGCCACAACCGATTGAGGACGGGGATACAGGCTTTGGCGGGACCGTCGAACGCAACAACACAACGATCATGGCGGCGGGAACCGGCACACTCGAAGAACTGGAGGTCCACGTCTGGAACATCCGGGTGCCGTTCTCGATGGTCTATACGCCGGAGACGCGACCAAAAATCTCGCCTGGCAACCGATGGACGCTGGAGTTGGAGTCAACCCCGGCTGACAGCATCACCATGTCCGGCACGGTGATCTTCGAGGAAATCGGCGGCTAAGAAATGACTGGCGTCTTCCGGAGGCCATTCCAGCGGCCTCCGCACCCGCAGAATCCTTCTCTCGGCACGCTAACCGCTGCCGGAGTTGTGACGGGTGATGCCGCACAGACAATCACCATCACTCAGGTTGCGACCGGCGACCTTGAGATTGCTGGTGATGCGACGCAATCCATTGTCATCACGCAAACGGCGGATGGCAGTCTGGAAATCGCGGGAGACGCCAGTCAGAATATCGTCATCAGTCAGAGTGCCGCTGGCGAGATTGGTGAGATTGGCGAAGCCTCGCAATCCATCATCATCTCGCAGACGGCGACCGGCGATCTTGAAATCGCGGGCACGGCCTCTCAGAGCGTCACGATCACTCAGACCGCCGCTGGCGATCTCGAAATCGCCGGCACGGCTTCTCAGAGTGTCACAATCAGTCAGACAGCGGCGGGCGAGCTTGAGATTGCCGGCGAAGCCTCGCAGGCGATCACGATCACTCAGACTGCGGCCGGATCGTTGTCGGATGGCTTGGAGGCGGAAGCTTCTCAAAGCATCATCATCAGCCAGACGGCGACGGGCGATCTTGAGATCGCCGGCGAGGCGTCACAGGCGATCATTATCAGCCAAACGGCTGATAGCTACAATTCAACACCATCGACGCAAACGCCTCCTCAGACTGGCGGCGCGATGCGCTATGCGGCGAGTGGTCGATGGGTGCGTTCGGACCGCGACACGGCTTTCCTTGCCGCCCAGGATGTTTACGGACGCGGTGTTACAAGCCGCGTCACGCTCGGCTGGCCCGCCAAGCCGGAACAGCCTGCAGCCGAGCCGGAGAAAGCGCCCGCGTTCCCGTCCATTGCTGTTCTGTTGCCGGTCATGGCGATGGGGGCCGCCGTCGTTCCGCCTCCGGTTCGGATCAGACGGGACGACACACGGGAAGTCTATAGACTCCTGCGAATGCTTGACGTAATGAAGAGAGCCGCCTGATGAGTCTGGAAGACTGCATTGACAGTGCCTATCAGCAAGGGCGGATCACGCTGGAGGAAGCCACGGCGCTCAAGAAGCGGTACGACAACCTTGCCAAGCGCATTCTCGATCCGACGCGCGTCAAGGGGCAGTTGCTTGCAGAGCTTCAGGCAGAGGCCAAGCAGAAGGAGCGGCTGGCGCTCCTGACGGAGACGGCACGCAAGCGCATCCTCGCGGGCTTGACCGAATACAAGAACCTTCACGGCGAGATGGCCAGTGCGCTCAAGTTCCTCATCGAGCATACAGGCCAAGCCCGGTTCATGGATGTTGAGACGCAGCGCAAGGCCATTCTTGGCGAGGCGCTTTCCGAGCTCGACAAGCTTCTCTTTGAGTTCCGCAAAGGTTGGCTGCTCGGGCATTTGCGTCGCGGGACTGGCGAGACGCGCGTGCGCATGGAAAACGTCATACGTGAGCTTGCGCACGAAAAGACCAATGACAAGATCGCTGCGGGCATTGCTCAAGCGGTCGAGAAGGTCTTTGAAAGCCTGCGTATCAGGTACAACGAAGCTGGCGGCATTATTGGCAAGCTCGAACGATACATTCTCCCGCAAAGCCACGATCAGACGGCGCTCATTTCGGTCGGGGAAGATAAGTGGGTCCGGTATCTTCTCGACAATGACATGCTCGACCGGAACCGGATGGTTCATCCTCTGTCTGGCCGCCCGATGACGGATAGCGAGCTTGAGGAGGCATTGCGCATTGCCTACAAGCGGATCGTGACGGATGGCTGGTTCGACCACGACCCATCCGGGAATCCTTTCGCACATGCGGCTCTTTGGAAGCAGCACTCCGATCATAGGTTCATTCATTTCAAGAATGCGGATATGTGGTTCAAGTACATGAAGGACTTCGGCGGACGGGCCGATCCGTTCGAAGTGATCATGGCGCACATCTCGATCATGGCCAGAGACATTGCGGCCATGGAGGTTCTTGGGCCGAACCCCATCGTGATGCTTGATTATCTCAGGCAAGTCATCATGAAGGATACGGCGCAGCAGGGCGGCGATCTGAGCGCCGCCAAGCGGCATATCAAACGCGCCGAGGTCATGTGGGATCACTACCGGGGAACGCTCAATGTCCCGGAGAATCCCCGCTTTGCGAATGTCATGTCCGGGCTCCGCAATTTCGTCACGTCGGCTTCGCTCGGCTCGGCGTCCTTGTCGGCCTTGTCGGATTTCGCGTCCTCGGCCGTAACGCGAGCATTCGTTGGAATGAGCCGGTCGCGGTCGTCCACCTTCAAGGTGATCTATGACGTGATTACGCATAACGCCGAAGACCGCACTCAGGCGATCCGGTCCGGTCTCATCCTCGACGAGGCCATGCATGGCATGTGGTCTCAGGCGCGTTATGCCGGCGCGATCAACACGCGCTCGATCACGGGATTCCTCGCGGATCGGACGGTGAACCTGTCCGGGCTGGCGGCTCTTACGCAGCGAGTGAAGCACGCTTTTGGCCTTGAGTTTCAGGGGTTTATGGCGGACATGAGCGGCAAGGCGTGGGATGAGTTGCCGGATGCCGCTCGCCGCACGCTCGACCGGCACGGCTTCATACCCGACGAGTGGGACAAGATCAGAGCCGTCAAAAAGTACGAGCCTGCTCCGGGAGTGTTTTTTCTGAGGCCGAATGAAATCAACGCCACTCTCGGGCGGGAGCTTGCCGAGAAGTATCTCCGGATGATCCTCCGCGAGATGCTTTACGCTTCGCCGGAAGCGACAATCCGTTCGACAAGCCTTGTGCTGGGCGAGACGAAGCCGGGAACGATCATCGGCGAGCTGGCAAGATCAGCCTTCCAGTTCAAGTCCTTCTCGATTGCCATTCTCATGTTGCATGGCGCGCGCATCGCCTCGGAGTTGCAGGCAGGCCGCCGGTGGACTTCGGCAAGCTATGCCGCGACGATGCTGATTGTCGGGACGATGCTCGGCGCGGTGGCCATGTCCTTAAAGGACATTGCGGCCGGCAAGGATACACGGCGCTGGAAGGATGAGGAGACGTACAAGACCGCTGAGTTCTGGGGGGCGGCGCTGTTGCAGGCTGGTGGACTCGGCATCTGGGGTGATTTCCTGTTCGCCGATCTCAATCGGTACGGGTACGGGGTGACGACGACGCTGGCCGGGCCGTTGGCCGCCCGGTTCGACCAGTTGCGCAATCTGGGTCCCGGCAACGTGAAGGAGATTCTTGGCGGGGACAAGGACACTCATGCCGGCAGGGAGTTCGTTCGGTTTCTCCGGCAGAACACGCCGATCATTGGAACCCTTTGGTATCTGAAGCTGGCCTACAATCGCGTCCTCCTGGATCAGTTACAGGAGGTCCTTGATAAGGATGCCGCCAATGCCTTCCGGCGGTCGATCCTAAAAGAGCGTAGAGACTATGGCCGGGAGTTCTGGTGGCCGCCCGGCAGCATGAGTCCACGTGCGCCAGAGCTGAATGTCTTGCGCGAGTAATGGCGTTCCTGGCGCAAATCATGTAGCGGTTTCGTGTGCTGCGTCCTGCGTTTCACGGCTGAACCTGCGGGGCGAAAATGACGGTCTCGACAAGCTACTCGCCTTTGACTTACTCCGGCAATGGCTCGACAACGGCCTTTGCGGTGACGTGGCCGTTCTTTACCGGGACGCTGATTGTCACGCTCATTTCATCGACCGGCGTTGAGACGGTTCAGACGCCGACGACGCATTATACGGTGTCCGGCGGAACGACGAGCGAGGGATTGCCGTCAACCGGAACCGTGACGATGGTAACGGCTCCGGCGTCTGGCCAGACGCTTCAGATTGAGCGGTCCACGCCCATCACGCAGGCGTCAACGTGGTCGGAGAATGATGCCTTCCCGCAAAAGACCATCGAGGCGGCGCTCGACAAGCTGACGCTGGTCGATCAGGAGCAGGGTGTCGATGCGGGCTCGGATGCCATGCGCCTCAACACGGCGGGCGCAACGGACTATTGGGATGCGCAGTCCTATGTGATCCGCAATCTGGCGGAGCCTACAGCGGCATCGGATGCGGTCACGAAGGATTATGTGGATGATCGTGTGGCGGATTTTGCCACCGCGTCGTTGTCGGTCGGGACGGTGACGACGGGGGCGGCTGGATCGAGCGCATCGGTCACGATCAACGGGACGTATCCGACCTATACGATTGATTTCACGATCCCGCGCGGTGACACGGGCGCGGTCGGTCCCGGTACGGGTGATGTGATCGGTCCAGCGTCCGCGACTGACAATGCGGTTGCTCGATTTGACGGGACGATGGGTGACTACATTCAGTCGTCTACCGTCATCATATCGGATTCCGGTGATCTTACGGCTCCGGGCGGATTGCGTGTTGGTTTTACAGGATCGCCAACGGCGAACCGAGTTCAGGTTGGCGATATTTATTTTTATCTCGACTACAATACCGGAACTGTTCCTCTGCTTCAATTTGATTCGAATGATTATTTTGCATATACGCGATCAACGAATATCTTTTCGTTTGTTGTTGCTGGTTCCATTGTTTGTCAAGTAACATCGGCGGGCGCGATTACGCCAACGACAATCGAACTTGGTCATGCGTTCGATACGACGATTGCGCGCGCGTCGGCGGGCGAACTTACGGTCGAAGGCACGCCGATCAAGAAGGCGGGCAAGGAGACGGTTTTCATCCCTGCATCTGCGATGGTGTCGCGCACTACGAATGGTGCTGCCTCCGGCACTACGGAATTGACGACGAATGACGTGATGCTGTCCACGAAGGATTTCGACGCGACGACGGAAGAAGGCGTCGGGTTCTTTTTGGCCATGCCGAAATCCTGGAACGAAGGCACGGTCACGTTCAAGGCATTCTGGACGGCGGCTTCCGGGACTGGCGGCGTCGCATGGGGCTTGGCGGCCTATGCCTTGTCGGACGATGACGCCATGGACGTGGCCGTGTCTGGCCAGCAGGTGGTGACGGACACGCTCATCCTGGCCAATGACATGCACATCACGTCCGAAAGTTCCGCGATCACCATTGGCGGCTCGCCTGCGGAAGGCGACGTGGTGTATTTCGAACTGACGCGTGAAGTCGGGAACGCCTCCGATACGCTGGCGGTCGATGCCAAACTGATCGGGATTCACATTTACTACACAACGAACGCGAGCACAGACGCATGAGCCTTGCGCTAACACATCTTTCTGGATTTGGCGGGGCCGTGTCATCGGATGCTCCGCCAAGTGTTTCCTATGTCACGTCCCGGTCGATCAATTCGGCTGGAAGTTCCTGGTCAAATTCTGCTTCGCTTGGAGACGCAGATACGACTAGGAAAATCATTGTGGCAATTGCGTGGGGCGGTTCCGCTGAGCGAACAATTTCTGCATTGACGGTTGCGGGAGTTTCCGCAACGCAAATCCAGGCAAGCGAAAACAACACTGACAGCATGGGGTGCGCAACCGCCATATGGATTGCGAGCGTTCCGACGGGGACAAGCGGCACGATTGCCGTGACATTTTCTGGAAATGTTGACTGGGGTGCGTACAGCATCTATCGCGTCATCAATCTTAATTCTTCGACTGAATATGCCAAGACTTCCGTTTTGAGCGGATCGTCTGGCGTTGTGTCCGGGGCCATCAACATTCCGACCAATGGCTTTGCCATTGCCATGGCGGCAACAATCAATCCCTATCATGGCGAAGGCGGCACTGGAACATCTACATTCTCAAGCTGGTCGAATGCCACGGAGAATTTCGATAGCGGGGAAATAGCATTCGCGTTTGTTGCCGGATCGGCACTGAGAACAGTATCGAGCGCAGAAACCGGAACAGTCATATCGGCGACACATACAATGCCTGGCCGCTATATGGCCATGACCCTTGCATCCTTCGGAGACTGATCATGCTAGCGCGCTGTGAGGGACAGACCGTCGTCGAAGTCCGCGATCTTGTGATGGAAGCCGTTCCTGACCACAAGCGGCATTTGTGGAAGCCGCTTGTTGGCGATCTTCCTCAGGTTGACAGTCGCATCGCAACGCTTTCAGCACAGCCGACATATATTGTTGAAGCAGATCAGGTTCGGCGCGAATGGGCCGTAACCCACAAGCCGCTGGATGAGGTCAAGACCTTCTTCCTCCGAAAGATCGAGACGGACGCCGAGGCCGCACGCCTTAAGCACATCACCGGCGGCGTCGGCATGGCTATGACGTATCAGGAAAAATTTGCTCAGGCACAAGCCGTTCAGGCGATGGGCAAGGATGCAGCCAATGCCCTGACGAAAGAGGCGCGGGAGGCGCAGTTCCCAACGCTTTCCGCGAGCGTCGGACTTGAAGCCGATACCCTGTGGGATTGCGCGCAGCTTGTTCTGCAAAGATATACAGCGTTCGCGCAACTCTCCATGGTGATCGAGCGGACACGGTTGAGCGCGAAAAAAGCGGTCTCGGCTGCGATGACAGTTGCCGAAGCGGCGGCTGCATACGATGCTGTGACATGGCCGATCCAGTAACAGCCCTCACGCATTGGCGGTTGCGGGCGCGTGAAGTCGTTCGGGCCGAGCATACGCGCGAGATTCGCGAGACACTGCCGGAGACGGCGAAGGCTGTTCTGATCAAGCTGGCGTCCGAACTCGATGCGGCCAATGCCCGGATCGCCCGGCTCGAAAGGGCACTGGAACGGCTCGCCAAGGAAGCCACGCAAGAAGTTGAGCCATGATCACGATTACCGAAGCCGATCTCAAAAGGTTCGCGCCGAAGGCGAAGCGGGAATACGTTCAGGCTTTGGTGGGTGGGTTGTATGCGCTACGGACAGCCTCCATCCTCGAAAACAGCTACCGTATCTGCCATTTCCTCGCGCAGTGCGCCCATGAGACCGGGGGGTTCACGATTGTTCGCGAGAACATGAACTATTCCATCAAGCGGATGCGCGAGGTTTGGCCGGCCCGGTTCCGGGACAAGCCGGACCATGAATTGAAGCCGCTCGCCAACAACCCGCGCGCGCTGGCCGATGCCGTCTATCTCGGACGCATGGGGAATACGCAGCCCGGTGACGGGTATGACTTCCGGGGCGGCGGCTTCCTGCAATGTACGGGCCGAGGCGCGGTGGCGAAGTATTGCGAGGTTCTGGGTCTCGACCCCAGCCCGCATCTCCTCGACGACATTCCGACTACGTTGCAGTTCGCCATTGTCGAATGGACGCAGGCGCGCTGCAACGAGCTTGCCGATCAGAATGACTTGCTGGCGATCTCGAAGGCGATCAACGTCGGATCGGCTACAAGCAATGTTATCCCGGTCGGGCTGGAGAGCCGCAAGAAATGGTTTGCGCGGGCCTGGGCGATATGGGGCGAGAAAGGCAAGCCTGACACGCCTGCCGAGACCATGAGCCTGTCCGGGGCGCTGGTGAAGATCGGCGCACCGGTGCTGGCGGTCGGGGAGGGGGTCAGGCAGGCCGCCCCTTATATTCCGCCTGTCCCGCCCTGGGTGACGGAGACGATCACGAATGTCCATGCGTGGAAAGGCGTGGCCCAGCAGGTGAGTGCGCTTGGCTCCGAGGCGGTGGTTGCTGGCGGGGCCGGGGCGGCCACGGCTGCGACGGCTTATGCAGTCCTGAAGAAATGGCTGGTGCGGTCATGATCAGGCTCTATGCCATTTCCGTCGCGATTGGTATTCTGGCGATGATCAGCGTTTATCAGGCCATCAAACAGTCGGGCCGCGTAGAGGGCCAGCAGAAAGAGCGTGCGCGCGTTGAAACGACGGAGCGCAAACTGGATGCGAAAATCAATCGTGCTAAGCGCGCTGTGCCTGACAAGCCTTCTGCCAGCGTGCTCGACAAGTGGAGCCGCCCCTGAGCCGCCTGCCCAATGCCGCTCGACCGCCCTGTGCAAGCATTTGACGATTGTCCGCCCGTCCAAGGCGCAGGACAAGATCACGGAAGAAACGGCCAGGCAGATTGCTCAGAACAATATCGCAATCGAGACAGGATGCGAGCCGTGAGGGATGAGCAATTTCACGCAATATCTGCTTATGCAGATCGCGTCCGACGTGCGAGAAATCAGGGAACGTCTGGACTGTATCATTTTGTGGAGCCAGCGCATCGGGATTCTCGTCCTCTTGTGGGGTCTCAATCTTATTACGGGTTCTCAAGCGGACAAGATCGGAGAAGCCCTTGCCGCAGCCATAAAAGCGCTCAAATGATCATTGATTGGGGATGCCGCGCCGGCTGGGCTGTTGCCTGCATCACGGTCGCGATGATCAGCTACTACTTTGTTCTGGCGCTGTTGAGATAGCTGCAAATCTTGTCAGGGTCCACAATTCTCATTGGGATGTCTCCCTCATACGTCCAGCGGATTCCATTGTCATCGACGTAGGGCACTATCAAGTTGGAGCACTAAGCCACTAGGGCTGGTGTCGTCCCTGATTTCACGGACGCCTCGCGGCGTTCGGCTGACCTCACCACGGCTAACGGCGCCCCACCGAAGTAGGGGTTCGTCTGGCGTGGGTCGGCGGGGGCACCCCTGCTCCCGGTTCTGCCCGGCCGCATGGACCGGACACGTCGCTCCCCGAAGGCGCGCACGACTTCGGCAAGGACCGCATCCTTCCTCTGGAACACCGAACCGATGGGGCGCGACGCGCCCTTCGTTTCCACCCCTCTCCGCCGCCGTCGCCCGCCGGTAAGGGTGAGCGAGCGACGGCCGGCTCCGAGGGGATGGTGAGCGGCAAGGGTTGCTTCGCACCCGGAACTGGGGCTTCCGCTCCTCACCGCCCGGATCGACGTGCTGATCTCGTCCCTCCTTGGCCAGACCGCTGCCAATCTCCGTAAACTGTTCGATTACGCATCGCGTCAGCCTTGCGTTCTCTTCCTCGACGAGTTCGATGCTCTAGGGGCAGGTGGGTGCGGTGCATCGGCGTGCCCGCCGTGACGGTGAACTCCGCGAGGCAGGGGCGGCAGCGCCACTTGCGGCGGGTCTTGAGCCAAGCTGCGTTGCCGACGACGCCGCAGGACGGGCATTGCGGGCCATGCGGCCACCGTGCGCGCTCGAACCACGCCCGCGCGGCATCCTCATCGGGGAACAGGGCGTTGAAGGCCCGCAGGGACATGGCGGCCGGGCGGTTCATGACGGAACACTACATCTATCGGGCCGTGGTCTCAACTTGATAGGCCCGTCCAGTAATATCTGCCGCCCTCGCTGAAGATCGCCTTCCCATGGCAGACCTTGACGATTGCCATTGAGTTGACGCGCTCGTTATGTTGCTTCACGCGATCCGTCCAGAGAACTCGGCTGGCGACGAACATTCCAAGGACTGCTCCCGCTACAAACGGCAGGATGCCGAATGCAACAATCCACACGGCAGTATGCCTGAGGAATAGCGCACCGAGCATCTTCATGTTCTTGTTAACTCCCGTCAAGCTATGCTATACGAAGTTTATCAGTAACCTGTCAGTAGGACAACACTATGAGGAACAAGCGTCGTCGTATTAGGAACATGCCGCCAGCCCGCCGAGACGCATACGCCAAGAAAGTTATGGCATGCGCTTTGAGGTCGAAGGGATACTCGACGCGGCAGATCATGGAATTGGTTGGCTGGAAGTCTCCGAGGTCGGTGACCGTCGCGATCCAGTCGCCAGTTCGATAAGATCACCGAAGGCATCGAACCGCCAAGTCTCAGCGATGGGCTTGGCGGCTTTCATGGGTAGGTTATTTGGCGATCTCCGTTCGCCAGACAAATAAAGGTGGCCCGTTGCCGTTCAGGACGCTTTCTATTAGTTTTCCCAGGCTTTGATGTGTTCTACTCCCTGGCGGAACGGAAATAATGATCCTCGCGCCGCCATACTGGACATTCGTGACAATTTCAATCTCGGAATCCAACGCAGGAAGGATTGGTGGGTCGCCTGTATTCTTCTTGGTTTCTTCGTTCGCAGGCTCGGCAACAATATCCAGCCAATCATCGTCTTCTTTCCAAGAGAACAGGCCAAGCTCCTCCGCCTTTCTAAGGGCGGCGTCGATACTTTCGGCCTCGACTCTACCGATTTTTGCCCTCGTGTTGGCATACACCAATTTGATGTCGTATTTCATGCGTTCATTCCTGGGACTCATTCTGCATCGCTTTCATTTCGCCACCGCCTCCGCCACGGGTCCCAATTGGGAGGCCGTTTCGGAAAGCCTCGTCCTTTCTTGATCCCGGCCCGCTTGGCGATGATGCGCTTGGTCTTTGCAATCCTCGGTACATCGACCGTGGCCGTGATCCTTCGATGACAGCGCACATCGAGGACCCGGCAGTTATCCAGTGTGCTCGGCCCGCCGAAGGCCGCTGGCACAGGATAATGATCGTACTCCGCGCGCAATATCTTCTGCCCGCATCCACATTCGCAAATGCCGCCTGAGCGTTCCCAGACGGCAATCTTTATCATCTTTGGGAAGGATTGTCGTTTCCCATTGCTGATAATCTTCATGGTTCGCTTATTCCAAATGGCTCACTAAA